ACGCGCAAAACCCGCCAGATGGCGCTTTCCACACGTGCGAGGCCCGAACCAGCCGAAAAGCGGACCGCAGTCCTGTCGCCGCGCTCACCGGCCAGTTTCCGTCTCGACGTCGTAAACCTCTGACCTGCATGTTTACCCCTTCTAGAAACAGCTAATCCATGCAGAAACACGCATATATGCTGGTTATAGCCTTATTGTTTCTTGTTTCTATGTGTTTCTAAAAATAGAACTATATATACACAACCCATAGAGAAAAGAGACTATGTTTGCTACCCCATTGTTTGCCCGTCCCTCTTCCCTTCCGTGGCACAGACGACAGATGCCAAAAACCGGAAACAAAGAGAAACAGCAGGTAGAACGGAAACACAGCCGAAACATGTTTCCAAAAACGAGAAACAAACAGCCCTCATGGCAGGGTTTTGACCGCCGCGAGCCGGAAACCGGCGCTCCGTGGGTGAAGCTGCGCACGGCCAAAAGTTTGCTGGACGTTCTCGGCTGTGTTGGCCCACTCGTGCAGCGACACGTCATCTTGAGCCGAGAAGCACCGTGGGCAGACCCACAGCACCCCTCGTACCCACTCTTCTTTCTCCGAACCGTCCTCTTGGGTGACCTCTTCGATATGTTCGAAACAGATCCTCGCGCAACCCATCTTCGTATCGTCAAAATTATTCTTGCAATTAGAGCATGTTTGGATCATTTGAAATCTCTCTAATCCATATCATTCACCGAAGACCACTCGTGTGGATTCGGCAATTTCGTCACTCTGCCAGTTGCAGCCCGTCCAACAACCTTGAAGCTGTACCAATGCTTGTTGTTTCCACCAGGTCCGCGCATTTGCTTTTTGGGCCATCCCAAAGAAAGCAGACGTTTATTGAACTTCGGATGATCAAGAATCTCTCGCTGATTCACGTTCATCGTTTCACACCAGCGCTGATACGTCTTGTACAGCGCATCCGATGTCAGTACCCACTGCTTGCCTACACCGGTCCAGTCGAACTTAGGATCAGCATAGGCCGTAGGATGCTTGCGCAAGCACTGATCTACGAACGTAGAAACCGTATCCAGCTCGGCCGCGAACGCATCTGATTCTTTAATGATACGTGGATCTTTCGGCAATCCTTTCTCTCGCCGATAGATCTTGTATCCTTCAACCAGCCAATTCAAGATAGCTGGCAAACCCACTGCTTTCATGATCATGGCCGCTTCTTTGTCATCCTCTTGTTCACTCACCACGACGTTGAACGGAATGACGTAGAGTCGGTTTCGCAGAGCCTTGTCCGCACCTTCGATATCAGGTACAGCGTTCGTTGCCACGATAGGAACAAACTGCGGAACACGCTCCACGAGCACGTTCGACCCTTTCAGCTCTGCCGAGATTAGGTCAGAACCACCCGTGATTCTCTTGAGCATGGACGCACTGATCTTGTCTGTCTCGCTCAACTCTGTCGTAACGACCATACGGCGCGTGAGCGCTTTCGCCAACATGGGGTTGAGCTTATGATTCTGATAAATGCTCAACCCTGCCGTCATGGCGTAATCGCCCAATGCTGCCGCGCACAGGTTCGCCATTGTGGACTTGCCGGTGTTGCTCTCCCCTTTGAGAATGATGAAGATCTTTTCTGGATTGCCGCCGATCAGGCAGTGACCGAGCGCAACTTGCGCCGTTCGGCGAATCTCTTCATCCGGCAAGAATCGCTCAAGATACTCTTGCCACTTCTCCACACCGATTTTCTGCGTTCCGGTCATATCTTCGATTTCGAGATATGGCGTACTCGTGTTGAGTGTGATCAGATCGCGTGCTTCGGCGTCTCGGCGTCGAACTTCATCTACGCCAAGCTCCAAAACGCCGTTGGCGACACCGATCAACCTGCCGTCGTTGTCGAGATCGTTGATATCGACGGTGACCCCTGGTAGGGCCTTGGCAGCGTCAAGCGCTGCCAACGAGTTACGATTGTTTCCGGACGCTTTGGCAAACTCGCGCCAAGAGCGAAGTTTGGCTTGAACTGCTTTGAGCGCAGCTGGAAAAGCTGACGCTCCCACGTTTGGGTTCGCTGCTGTGAATTGGGCAATTTGATTTTGAACGTCGGCCTCAAGAAACGTAACATATGCCTCTTGTCGGTCGCGGACACGCTGCCAGGCTCGACGTATAAGTCCATCTTCGGATAGTACCCATCTAGGCTGTACAGATCGATCTGTGCTACCCGCAGACCAGACGATCCAGCCCATTCCATCAACAAATCGAATTCCCGGTCCGATACCGGGGCTAGTAAACAGATCAACGAAATGTTGTGCGTTTCCATCGTCATTCATCCTGTAGTTGTCCGGTGCATCCGGTGAACCGAATTGCACATATTCAAGACCATCCCCACCAGATCCCGATCCACCATTTCCAAAACCTGGTCCGTTTCCCAAAGCGGCCATGCCCATGCCTGCCGCCCACTGCAATCCCTGCGGCAACGTCGCGGCTACACCCATACTGCCCGCGCTCGGACCGGCGCTGACCGGCACGCACGTGCAACCGTTGGGCACAGCCACGGCACCGATTGCGATGTTGCGGTCTACCTGTACCTTGACCTTGCGCAGCGCATTAACACGAGACCTGAAAATCTCCGATCTCAACTCTCCACGGCCACGCTTGTCTCGACTGACAACCTCATCTGCCCAAACTTTTTCAATCTGTGCAACCGCAGCTTTCCAGCCGATGTGTCCTTCTGCGGCAAGACGATAGAACTCCCAATGGGATTTTGTCAGTTTGTCATGTGACGTAGCTTCTTCGTGAATCTGCTTGGACTGTTGTTCCAGAGATTTCTTCATCCGGAAACAGATCTGAGATTCGTCAACTTCGGCTACGCCGTCCTCGTTGTCCACGACACCGGACGCGTTGAACGTGTCATCGGCCCATCGATAGATCTCGTCCACCGACGAGTCCATGTCGATTTCGGAATCGTCGTCAGACTGCATCCGACCTTGGGTGAGGTAGTCCACCCATTTCGACGGAAGTTCAGGTAGCTCCGAAACTTTCGGAACCGTCGATCCGTCCCACGGCGACGTGTCTTTACCGGCTGGCGGGTTTCCCGGTGGATACCACCAATAGGTTTCGCCGCCGTGGTCGGGATTGGTGGATGGCCAAACTATCGCGAATCGGTAGCCTTTGTAAATGCACTCGATGTCTTTGTCCACTTGACCACGAAAAGCCAAACCGCAAGGTACACGAAAATACCGGATTCCCGATATACCGTCACTCCTTGCGCTCGAAGTCCAGGTATCCGGTAGACTTCCGAGTGAACTTTCCAGTTTCGCAAGCTGATCGCCACCACGTTTATCCTTGTCTCCCTTGATGTAATGGTCAACGTCGATTCCGACGAGTTCCCATTTCTGCTCGGTTCCGTCTGCATCTTGGATCGGCGGCGTTCCGGCCAGACGGATGCAGATGTTGGCGCGCTTGCGCTTTGGATCGTTGAGCCATCCCAGCAATTTCTCACGAGACGGATACGGCGCTTTGTGTCCGGTGAATCCCGTTGGGGGAGGGTTCTTTTTGCCCGCTGGCAAGGGGAGCGTTCCACCCCAACCGGCCTTCTGATACTTCGCGACGGCTTGCGCGAACGGTCGCGCCGACGCTAGCGAGCGAATGTTGTCGTCGTTACCTTTGCCCGAACCAGCGTCACTCGCCACGGTCACCGCTGACCTTTCGAATCGTTTGGAAAACTTCTGAGATCTGACTACGAATGCTTTGAGTCAGTTCCGGCTTCGGTTGCGATTGATCCCCTCGCGCCGAGAACTTCTCTTGCACTTCGAGTTGTTTCGCCTTGTCCAACAAGGAATCTCGAAGATGCTCCAAGTGAGCCTTCGCGGAAAGCGCTGCTAACTCTGCACTTTCGGCTTTCTTTCCCAAACCCACAAAATCCCACTTTCGTCCGTTTGTCGTGTCAAGTCACGACTGAGACCTGCGCCGGGGGACGAATCACCCCGGCACAGACCTATCACGGTAGCACCACGCGCCCAAGATCGTTGCGTTCACAAGATCTATGGACGCGCGTGCTGACCTGCTACTACATCTTGACCTCGGCCAGCCCAACCAGGTTTTCGACTCCCAGTCGCAAACCAGTTTTCGACTGACAGTCGATAACTACCCCTGCTCGGATTCGGCCTCGGCGAACGGATCGACCGGTCGGAGCATGTGGCCGAACAGTGCGCCGCGATGCTCGGGGCAACGGACGATGTAGCGTTCGTCGGGCTGGCGACCGTGCGGATAATCCACGTCCGCGTACCAGTCTTCCGGAACGTCGAGAACGATTTCCGACCGTCCGGTGTCTTCGTCCTCTTTCACGACCAACGGAACGAAAGTCGTTGCGCCGCAACGGCACGAGAGCATGATCGTCGCACGCCCGTTGACTGTCTTTGGCGCGAGAACCGTTGTGTGCGAATCGATTCGCACCGTTCGGTCTAGTCCGTGACCGAGCGACGATTCGTCCAAACCGGGATTCTCCCCACACTCACGTGCCTCGTACTCGTCCATTGCAATTCCCACCGATTTTCCTTCCTTTTCTGTTTGTGCCGTACTTGTGTACGGCTTCTTCTTCGCTGCCGCGCAACACTGCTCGACCATCCGAAAGTCTGGTGAGATGGATTGGACCATCCCACGGCATTTTCGCCCGTCCGGTTTTCACGATCCCGACCATTCGCCGGGGATGAGATAGTCCGGAATCCTTGTTCCGTACCAATTTCCCTTTTCCTCGTCTCCGAGAAGACGACCGACCTTGCCGGTAGCCGCGTCGAGAACCAACATGATTGGCTGCAAACGCCATTCGGGAATCCGGAACTCTGCGCCGGTCGCGTTCCCGAATGCACCGTTTGAGTAGTGCTGACGAATCCACTTAACCCGCCAGGCGATTTGTGGTCCGTTCTTCACCGATTCCACGGAATCGACTTCGCTTGTCACACCGGGGTAATCCCAGCGGTTGAGCAAAACGAACTCAGCGTAGATCGCCGAATCGCCAGCCCAGAATTCGTCAATCGGATACTTGAACTGCGCGACGCTTCCCGGCTGAAATCCCTTCTGCGACGGCACTTGCCACGCCTCCCGCGCCCGCATCCGAAACGGCGCTGGCTTGGATTTGTCCAGCTTCGCCACAACGGTGTCTTTGACCTCGTTGCCGTAGGCGTTCGAACTGTAGCGCTTGGTTCGCACGAGAACGGTCGGTGGTGAGAATCCCGTTTCCGGCCACCAGTGATGGCAGTGACCTTTGTTCTCGTGGCGCGGAATATAGGGTTCGTCTCGTTGCGGCGAATCCATCGCAAACCCCACGGTGCCGTTCCAGTGCTTTCCGTAATGCAATCCGCTCGAAAGACTCATACCAGCCTCACTGTCACTTCCCCTGGTTTGTCCACAATCGGAACTTCGCTCTTGCCGCCGCGATTGAGAACTACTGGCGTTTCGACATTTTCGACGCTGAACTGTCCGTAGTCGCCGCCCGCCCACACGCACAGTTCCGAATCCTGCGGAAGCTCTTGCAGTTTCGCAATCACTTCGGAGACTTTCATAGAAACTCCTCGTCGAACTCATTGTCAGCAAAGTCGTCGTCCGGATCAAACACGTCCACGTCGGGAGTTTCATTTACCACCAAAGCTCGGATCGGTCGTTTGTGGTCGGGGCAGCACACCAGCGGTTTGTCCGAATCAACCTCTGGTGTCACGGGATTGGCGTACCTCTCGGCTGCCGCGTCCCACTCAACATCGGCACTCGTGGACCGCAGAACGCCCAGAGCGTGTGCAATCCCTTCGGCGAAATACTGATCGCCGAGAGCATCGAAACACTGCTGGCAGTGGAACTTTCGTTGCCCGTCGTCTTCTGGCCGATTCTCTTCTTTGTTGCGCGCGTGCATCTGCTGATCGATATCGACCCGCGTTTTCCACTCGGAATACGCTTGGTCCAAATCGTCACGGATCTGCTCTTGCAGCGACTTTCCGTGATATCCGCCGTGGGAATCTTCGAGCTTCATTGCTGAATGTACTCCCGATCCGAAAGCGTTCTGCCGTCTCGCTTGTCGATTTCGATCTCGTGAACCGTCATCCCCGGCACGAGGATTCCGGCCACCGATTCCGGCGCGCTGCGAATCGTTTCGATGTCGCCTTCTTCGGCCTCACCGAGCCAGAAGTCCGCTTGAGCGTTCTTCCCTTCGGGTCCGTAGAAGTTGTGCAGCCATTGCCGAACCAAAGACACGGCGTACCGATAGTTGTACGGTCCGTGGGCGATTGCGAAATTTTCGTTCTCGCCGTCGATCTTGCCAATCGGCGTGATCGCATACCAGCCCTTCGGGAAATCCTTGCTGGTCCACCGAATCGTGCGCCACCAGAAAGTTCCGCCCGCGTGGCGGGGCTTGCCGTCGTGGTACCGGATCTGGATTTTGCGCGCCGGATTCGGAAAGTGTTGCGGCGTACCGTCTTCGACGTGCGTAATGGCCTTGGCGAACATGGCCCAGTAGCGCGACTGCCTCTCAGATGGGGTGTCCAAAATCTCTACGGGATAGCCGTTTTCGGCCATGAGCTTCGAAACCCTCGGTGCCACGGTGTTATCCACCGCGTACCACAGAATTGCGCCGGTCTCGTCATGTCGAATGATGGGCATGTTCGACTAGCCCTCCAATTCGTTGAGAACCGGGCCGACGTGAACATGCCACACCAGGCCGTTCTCCATCACGCACGTGTCGATGAAGTTGAGCGGAACCCACGCGCCACCCTTTCCCATTGTCGGCCAAGGGTTTCCGGTACCAATCAGGTAAACGCCGAGACCGATCTCTTGCGGCGAATCGGTGACCTTGATCCACAGGTCGATTCCCTGAATCGGCGCGCGACCGAGCATCGGGTTGTTGTAGGTGTCGCGTCCCGGCGCTGCCGAGAGAACCTGATACCCCGACGGAATCGTAATTGTCTGGTAGTCAGTGAGTTTCAGATAGTAGCGATTGATCTGCATGTCCGGTCAGTCTTTCTTTTTCGGTATTCCGTATTTGATTCTGTGGTATTCCTCGCGGAATTCTCTCGGGTCCAACTTCGAACATATCGGACACACCGCGTTGCGGACGAGCGGGACTTGCTTTCGCCCGCAACGCTTTAGGTGTTCGTCCGACAGGAATCGGTGGATGCACCCTGCCGCACTGAGATTGTGCATCAGTCCCCGAATCGCTCCGGTGGTCGAATCTCGTACGCCTGCTCGGACTCGTCGTCGGCCTCATTCGGCGTGTCGAACACGCCTTCTTTCGGTGGCGAGAGCATCGTTCCATCTTCCGCCATCACGCCGAGATCGGTGATCAATCGGTCGTCTCCGACGAGACGTTTGGTCACCGGATCTTTGAACTGACCGGTCTCACGCGCCGCGCGAATGGCCGCGAGACGGTCTTCGCGGTCGGCCCGATGCTCTGCTGTCGCTTCGGATTTCGGCGAATTGATCGGTGCCGGAATGTTGATTGCCGGGGTCGGCTCGGAATTCCAGTCCGGATCACGATGCAGGTTTTCGGCGAAACACGTTGGGCACCACGGGGCACCGTTGCGGTCGAACTTGACCCCTGCCGGTGTGATGCCCTTGCGCGTGCAGCCCTTGTTGTGCCAGCACACGACTTCGCTGGTGTTGCGTGCCATGACAAGCACGCCGGGGTAGGTCTGCTGGTCGGGGTGGGGGATAACACCGACTGCGGGAATCATCCCTTTCGGGACCGGCGTCTCGACTCCTGCCGGAACCTCGTGGGGGAGTTGGGATTCGGTCGGTTTGCGATCTTCGCTCATTGTGCTCGAAATTCCTTTCCAGTGTTGAGCTTGCGCGCCCATCGCGCATGCTTCATGTCTTCGAGTTCGGCGCGCGCTTTGCGAACCTTGCGCCGGGTGACCCGCCATCCTGTGGCGAGAAGTTCCCAGTTCTGCTTTTCCCACGGTTTGTTCAGGCAGTGGTAAATGAGTTCCCCACGGGTAGGCAGACTTTCGGCCATGATCTGAAATCCCTCTAGAACGTCCAGGGACTTGTCTGCGATCCGCTCGAAAAGCTCTGCGACTCCCATCATTTCGATTTCGAAGACGTTGACCGTCTCGATCCGGATCTGTCCGTGTGCGGAATCAAGATTGTACGTTGGCACTATCCGGTCCCACTTTCCTTGAGTGTTGCGTAGGTGTCTGCGATTTCGGAGAATGTGAAGTATCCTCCGTCTCGCGCTGGCATGACAACCGTGCCTTCGTTGCCCGCAATCCAGATCAGGAATTCGCGCAACGGCTGCCGAATGTCGGTCTGCATCGGAATGTCCACCGAACGCTTCGCGCCGCGCACCGCATTCTGGTAGTTGTCGAAATCGGTTTTCACGCGACCCTCGCCCCACACCGCTTGCGCGGCCTTGTTGGTGTGCGCCCAACCGTCGTGCTTGCCGTTGGCGTCGGTCGGCCAATCGCAAGAGAAGTGCTCCCCGGCGATATTGAGCGCTGACTGGCAAGGCATCGCGTGCATGTGTTGGGGCGCACCGCAAATCGGAACGCCGGTCGCACACCGCTGGCCCTGCGGAACGTCGCGATACTGGCACGGCGCGTCGTGCGGTGCGACCAAACCCCATTCGCGCTTTCCGACGAAACGGTGCTCTCGGATCAAATCGCTCATTGCTTCACCGCCCCTGCAACCGTTCGACCGGCGTAGCCGCAATCGTCGGCATGCTGTGATCCGTTGGGTTTCTTGCAGATTGCGCAGTGGTACATGTCCACTTTCACCCCGTCGATCTGATCTTTGAGTTGCGCCTGCGAGATTTCCGGTCGGTAGTTCTCCGACACCCATTCCCACATCTTGCGCCATGCGCGCTGTTCGCCGATGCTGGCTGCGATCTCGTGGTTGAGTGCATCGCGCGCTTCGAAGTCCTTGACCGGCAGAACGTCGAGAGCGTGATACATGCGGTTGCGTTCCTTTTCCAGTTCCGACGCAACGGCTTTCATCTTGAGTTCCAGATCTTCGCGCGCGATCATCCGGTATCGGCTCATTTCGTCTCCGAATCCACGTTGTTCGAAGGGGATTCCGGCGTGGCTTTCACTTCGAACTGATCGTGCCAGCCGTCTTCGATCCGGAAATTCTTGCCGTGGGTCAGTTCCATGATGTTGATCAAGATGTCCTGCACCTTGTCACGGACCTTGAGCACCACGGTTGTTCCGGCGTTGACGGCCACGACCGATCCGACGAAAGTTTCCTGCTTGTCCATCGTGACGAAATCGTCAAAGACGCATTCCTGAACGGAAGTGATCGAATTTACGTTGACGACCGCCTTGGCGGGTCTTCCCAACTGCGGATCGAAGCACGCTTCGTCCAGAATCAGGAAGTCTCTGTTACTCACTTGTGTTGCCTCCATGTGTATCCGCATTTCGGATTTCTGCACTCTCTGTACAGTTCCCCGATGTAACCGCGCTTGATCCAGTGCCAGTCGAACTTTCGGCAATTCGGGCATTCCTGGTATGCGTGGAATTCTCTGAGTGTTTCTTCTCGTTGGAGCGTTTCGAGCTTTTTGCGCCTCATGTTATCGGTACGGCGTGCGCTTAGCCCTGCCGGAAGCGACAACGCGCGCCGTGCGAGATACGGGCCTGCGGCCATCACCCACATGAGGATGACCCACGCCCACGTGGCGCTCACTGGCTATCGGTGTTCGGCCAGCGGCGACCGCAGCGAATTGATTTCTTCGTATCCACCGTAAACGGACGGATCTTGGAATGCGATCTTGAACAGGTATCGACCGGCCTCGGAGTCCGTCATTCCCTCACGCGTGGCGAAACGATGAATTGCCTTCTTCATCGATTTCGACATGTACGTCTTGAAATGCTGGTCATCGTTTTCGGCCAGATCGAGAACCGGCTGCTTGTGGGCTGCCGAGTCCTTCGTGTTGTTCATGCGTGTGTTCCTTTCCACCCATTCAGCCTAGCCTATGGGCTAGCCTAAGTCAACGCGATACCGAAACTCGCGGACGCGAGATCGGTTTCCTGATTTACTTCAGAAATTCAATTCGTTCGCCCAACTTTTTCGCCCGCTTGGGCTTTTGGACGATTTGCGGATCTTCGAACGCATGCGGCCAGGCCCGCCAGCGCAGCTCACGAGCGGCAAGCGCCGATCCTCGGCACCGACGTAGGAAGTGGTAAGCGTGCCGTGTGGCGTCTCTGGCGTGCGGACCAGAGTCGCGCCGGTACAGTTTCCACGCGCGCAGACGTTCGTCCTTCACAACGGTTTTCGCGTCCACTCGCCTGTTGATGAAAATGCGATTTACCGGATGAAGTCCAAGGTGAAAATCCGGCTCACGGACAGAAAGTTGATTCCAGAATCCGGCCATAACCCGAACCGGCAGAAGCAGATCCGCGTGCTTGTTGTTCTGTTCGAGAGTGAATTCCTCTAGAACCACGGCAGAATCCGGAAAACTCTTGAGCGCCAAGGTTGCCATTTGGTACGTTCCCATGATTTCACCGGCAATGTTAACCTCGCCGTGACCTCTGCCGACCGCATGTTCGTGCCCGTGACCACCTGTCCCACAGTCGATTTGGCCGCAATCGAAATACGTGATCTCTTGGTGCAACGGGCCAACCTTGAGAAACGAGCCACCAGGGTCAGCGGTCGTCAGCGGTGGCTTGCCGTGATAGCCAGCGGCAGCGCCGATCAGCGCGAGCGCCGGAACGGTGATCACCGCCCACCCCGTAGTCCCACCGGGGTCGAACGCCAGCACCGAAACAGTTTGGTCAAGTGTTGGGAGCACGGGGAATATCGTTCCTTTGCCAGATGTACTGCGTGTTCTCTTCGCTGGAAATTGGGGTCGGCAGCCACAGGCTTTTGCACGAAAGTGCGCCATAGCCAGAGATATCTGCTTGAACCTCTTCGAGCCGAAACGTGAGAATCAGACTTGCGTTGATGTCTTGATTGCACGCATTTATCAACATTGTCATGCTGATATTGCGCGGCGACTCAAGAGGATTCGTGTGTTTCGAGGTTTCTGTGAAAACTGGAAACAAGGGGTGATCGACCCCGTTGCTGATCTCAACTTGGCTGCCGCGCAATTCCTCTGCAACTCTGTTGTATCCGTGAAACCTTCTGCTCATGGAATGTTCCGCGCATTCCTGAAATCTGGAACCGGACGGAACTCGTGGCGTTTCATCGAACCGTCTTCGCGGAAAACGTCTTCGCGTCCGCACGTGCGGCAGAGAACCTTGTTGTCGGCGCGCAAGGCTTCCGATCCACGGCACCACGGCGCACGCTTGCGCGGTGTTGTCCGGTTGTCGTGCTGTAGCTCTGGACCGGTGATCGGTTCGCCACCAGGGCAATTCGGCGATGTGCCGATCATGCCGTCGTCGTGGATATGCAGATGTTCGATACGAACAGACGGCTTCTCGCGCTCCATGTCGGCAACGGCGTTGTTCTCTGTTTCGACACGATTAAGCTCGTTCTCGATTTCCTCCGAGCGCTTTGCAGCTTCGAGAACTTCGTTCGACCAGCCACCATTTGCGATGTATTCGCCAGTGAAGTTGCGCCACACCTGTTTCCAAGCATAGGCCGAGATCAGCGCTTCGCCGAATCGACGGGATTCCTCGGCGCTGAAAATCTCTTCGTTCGCGACCATACGCACGGTGACGATGAAATCGCCTCGTGTGAACCGTCCGTCGTCGGAGTCGGTGAGGTAGTAGTGCGCGTTCACCGATGCCTGATCGCTGGTGATATCCCAACGCCAGTAGATGAATTCGCCGTTTCCGGTCTTGTCCTGCCCTTGCCAATCGGGCTTCGGCAGCGTTCCGGATGGCTGCGCCGGATCGGCCTGTTCGACCTTTTCCTTCTGTTCCGCCGCAATCGCTTTCAGCCTTTCGTTGAAAGTCTGCAACGACTGAGTGAACTTCGTCGCCTTCTCGCGACTCTTCGCCCTTTCGGACTCGCGCGCAGTGACACGAGCCTGCCGACGATGGTCGGCCCGCTTCTTCGCTGCGTTACTCTTCTTCTTTCCCACGGAATTTCCTTTCGAATCGACTGGCTAATCTGGGTCGAGTAGCCAGAGCGCTTTGACTTGCATTGAGCGAGACTTGCTTTCGTACACTTTGCCCCATCCTACGACCAAATGAAAGTCCTCTTTGATCGCCTCCACTGCCGGGGCAAGCTTAGGCAGACGCCAGCGGTTAATCCGAAGTGCCACTTCGCCGTTCTCATCGAACGCGAACATGACAACCTTTTTAGTCAGCTCCGCGTCCGACAGTTCGGCCTTGATCTCTTCGACCGACTTGCCAGTCTTGGACCGAATCTGTTCGATTTCGTCTCGGAATATCTTGGTCTGCACGAAACCGACCCACGCGCAATGATCGTCGTCGGGAAGTTCGTCCGACATGTAGAACTCTTCGATGCTCGGAAGCGGCGAATTGTCGAACGCTCCGGATTCCATCTGCTTTCGGAACGCTGCGAGCTGATCGTGAACTCTGTTGATTTCGAACGGATCTGGCGATTCGGCGAACATCATCATCTTGGCAACCGTGCTCGGACCAACACCCTTGACGGCGCGCAGATCGTCCCATTTGATCAAGCCGTACGCCTTGTTGTGCTGCTGGTCGAGATCGTCACGCCACGCAACGATGTCACTCGCCGTCGCTTCGCCGACTTTCGGAATCTGGATAAAACCGGGACGAATTGCGCCAGCGTCAACACCAGGCATTTGCCGTTCGATATCCCAGTTCTCCCCCGACCGGCTCGGATCGATTGGGAGAACCTTGATTTCGTGTGCGATCGCGTCCTGAATCAGAGCGGTTCGGCGTGGTTTGTCTTCTTTGCCGTCACCGTTGAACGAAAGCGACGACGCGAAAAACGCTGCCGGATAATGAACTTTCAGCCACATGGACTGCCACGCAATCCATGAATAGCTGTAACTGTGGCTCGTGTTAAAGGCGTAGCCTGCCGCACTGGTGATGCCACCCCACACACGCCGTGCTGTGTTTTCGTCTACTCCGTTTGTGGCGCAACCGTTTTTGAAATCTTCCCACAGCGCCGCGAACTGGTGTTCGCCGAGCTTCTTACCGATGATCTTTCGAACTTTCAGCACTTTTTCGATGGGGAATCCGGCCAGATCGCGCAAGATGAACATGATCTGTTCCTGATACACGATCTGGCCGTACGTCCATTCGACGTGCTGATCGAAAAGCGGATGGATGCTTTCTAGTTCCTCTTCACCCGCTTTAACGGCAATGTAGCGTTCAGTTTGGCCTCCATATTTCGGGCCGGGTCGCGAGAGAGCATTGATATCCGCAAGGTGTCGAAATTCTGTGGGCACAACGTCTCTGAGAACGCCGCGAGTCGTTCCCCCTTCAAATTGAAAAATTCCAACGAGATCGTCGTTGAGGAATCCTTCGATGACTGGTCGGGAGTGGTCATAGTCGCGAAGATCGCCTTCCGGTGGGAGCAAGGTGTACATGTCTTCCATTGTCATACCGACCATTTCGGCAGCGCGACGAATCACGCCAATGGTGAGCAGGCCAAGGAAGTCATTTTTGAGCAAGCCGAGATATTCCGCGTCTCGCTTATCGTACGGAATCACGGTGACAGTCTTGCGTTTTCGGCCAGAACCGGACTCACGAGAGTAGATCGCGCACGTGTCCGGAATCGGCTCGGAACCAATCACGAATCCGGCAGCGTGAACGCCGAGACCGCGCTTGTTCCCTTCGAGCCACGTTGCCAGTTTCACCGGATTCGGGTGTGCCTCAACAACTTTCGCCACGTCGGGGTTGTCGCCGTAGGATTCGAGCACGTCAAGAATCGTGTCGTCAACGCGCTCGTCGGTCTCGGTGCGGTCCTGAATCCGATCTTTGATCGCCTTAAATGTGTTCTGCGGCAACGCATGTGCTTTCGCCATTGCGTTCATGGCAGAAACGCCACGGTATCCCATGTGGTTTCCGACGTTGGCGACGTGATCCTGTCCGTACAGATCCACGGCGCGCTGCACGATGACCGGTCGGGCTTCGGGGTCGAAGTCCAGATCGATATCGGGCATGTCCTCGCGCGTTTTGTCGATGAAACGCTCAAAGATCATTTTATTGAAAACCGGGTACAGAGGGTCGATCTCGGTAATCCGCAACAGATAGCAGACCAGCGAACCGGCTGCCGAGCCTCTGGCGGGTCCGACCCCCTTACCCTGATCTTTGGTGTAGGACACCAGATCTGAGTTCACCAAAAAGTAGTCCATGAAGTCTTTTTCGGAAATCACAGACATTTCGTAGCTGATCCGGCGACTGTATTCCTTTGCGCGCTTAGCGATTTCGGGTCGCTGCTTGCAGCGGTATTTCCAGCCCTTTTTGATTTCGTTCATCATGTAGAGCTGAGTCGCGAACTTGCGAACCTCTTCTTTGTCGCCTTCGCTCGGTGCCTTCGGACCGCACAGCATCGCCTTGTCGATCTTGACACCGGGGAACCGGATCGGCTTAGCCTTCGGAAGTTCGACATTGCAGCGCTTCGCGAGTTCGGCGGTATTGGCTACTGCCTGCTTGGCCTCGTCTTCCGAAAGTCCAGTTCCGACAAGATCTTTGATGATTTCTTCGTCGGATTCCGGATAGGTCAGAAGAATGTCATATTCCCATTCAGCGTCCACAGTCGCGACAGACCCGCCACGGTGCGCAGCATGAAGCGCCGTCTGCATGATGTTCTGGTGTGGAAAGGGATAGTGGACGTCAGCCGTCGCAATAAGCGGTATTCCTGTGTCGCGCGCAATTCTGGCGAACTCCGCATTGATCGCACGAGTTCTAGGCAGGCCAGGAAATCTTTGAGTTTCCAGAAAGAATCGGTCCTCAAAAACATCGGTGAACCGTGCCAATACCCGATGAACCGCTTTCTGACGTTTGGAGGAATCGAGTTCAGGGTCTCGCCGGGGACCAAGGAACTTTCCACCCAAGAGCGTGCATGACGCGAGAGAATCGGCACAACCGGAAAAGACTGCGAGACCGGCACTATGTTTCCTCAAATTCTCCCACGAGACGGTCGGATACTGATAGAAATCCAGCCAGCTTTGTGTCACAAGACGATTCAGGTTTCGATAGCCCTCTTCGTCCATCGCGAAAATCGTTAGGTGGGTCTTGGACTGAGTTCGCTTTTCTTCGGAAACGGGTCCGAAATATGCTTCGATTCCGAAGATTGGCTTGATTCCGGCTTTGTTGCACTCGCGCTCAAGCTGGACGTGGGACGACACATTGCCATGCTCGGACAAGGCCACTGCGGACATACCAAGCGCAGCCACCCTTTGCACATGTGCTTCGACCGAGCCAAAGCCGTCTCCGTAACTAAACGTGGAATGCGTATGGAATGAAACGAATTCCATTCCATGCGCTTTCGTCCGATTCTCTCCCACGTCAGTCTAGGTCGATTCCAGAATTCTTCGGTTCGACACGCTCAACACGCCTGCCGACATTCTGGCCGGTGTTTGGGTTGGATCGCTCTGCCGGGATGAGCGGCGCAATGGTTTTCCAGTGCGCGACCCCGATCCAGTCCAAGAGTTCGTCCCATGTCATCGGGCCAGAGGGAGCGCCACCACCCCGGTTGATGTACCACTGCCCCACGCTGTACCGGATCGCCACGAACGGGCGGTCTACGGTGGGGTCACCGGGGTAGTCCCGAGACGGGCGGAAGAAACCGACTGCCGGGGGAAACTTCTCATCCTGATTTGCCGGTTCGCTTGGGCGATGGGCGATTTGAAGTTTCAGTTGGGAGATCGCTTCCTCGTGGATGCTGATCAGGTGACGAATCGCGCCTTCGTCCAAGTTTGTCATATTCATTTCCCCTTTCCTCCGTCCGTTTCAGAATTCGCGACCTCCCGTTCGCGAATTTTACGTATCTCGTTGACACGCTCCGGATCTGGATATCCTACCGCGACCAGCGACGAAAGTGGAGCTTCGATCCACATGCCAGTTTCGAGGTTCCGGAAGCGTAAATACGCGCCTGCTTGATTTCCCGAACGCGCACGGTGGCCCGCTTCGACGGGGGAGAAAATGCGAAATGAGTTGTCGCGCACGGGATACCAGTGCTGATCCCGTAGCAAAACCTCTGTGACCTCTTCGGAATTCACGCCCGGTCGGGCTTCTTCTTCGAATTTCACGGCAGCAAGTTTCCGTTCTCGTCTTCGGCGCGATTGGGGTCGATTTCCACAATGTCCAGTGTCCGGCTGGCTTGCGTATCGACGGTCACGGCTTCGGATTCCGACAGGAACATGCCGTTGGTGACTTTGGAATCGGCCGCGTCTTTGTCTTCGGCCAGAACGAAATAGTCTCGCGTTTGGACGATCACGTCCTCACGAGTGATGCAGTAAAGTTTGTTTCCCACGAATGTGTCCGTTTCTAAACGATTTTGAAGAGGAACGGGGACCAACCGTAGCGCCGGGGTACTAGATCAGTGACGGGCCTTAGAGATTCCCACCTGTTAGCGTTTCTCAGAGTCATCGTTACCGTTCAAGACGGGTTTGATATCTGCGCTAGGTTCGCTGTAAGGACTTAATGTCTACGATCCTACTATTACAGGTTCCCGTTCCAGTCTTCAATTGTGCGACTTAGCTTTTGGAGAAAATGGGTGTGGGAGTTGAACCCACTAGTCCAGTCGCTCTGCTACCCATCCCTGGGCTGGTCGATAAGCAGGCAGGCTAAAATGCCCTTTTTCATTAGGCTTCCGCCGGTCCCATTTTCAGTTTTGGTGGCGACTAGGACGCGTCGTCTTCGGCGTCCTCGTCCTCTTCATCGAAGATCGACTCGTCGGCCTCTTCGGCGTCCTCGTCGTCGTCGGTGTCGAGATCCGGCTCGTCGGTCTCGTCGTCGGTTTCCTCTTCGACAACCTCGTCGTCGGAACTGCCGTCGCCGTCGTCACCGATCAGGAACGCCTGAACGCCAGCGGAAGTCTTGCCCTCCCACGTGCGCTGCTTGAGCGTGACCTTGACCTTGAGTTCGCCTTCCGGCGAATTCACCTTCACCGAGCCGATCTTGAGAATGTTTTCCTTCTTCTCGTCCACGACCGGGCCGCGACCGAAAAACACCTTGTGGATCTTCTGGTACTCGGCGTCGGAATCGACCATCGAGCGCAACCACTGGTTGACGTAAGGGATGCCCTGATCGGTGAGGTTCACACCGCCCCAAGCGGGGTAGCCCTTGTAGTCGGGGTGATCGATGATCACCAGAAGCGAGATCCGACGCTTGGACGGATCTTTCTTCATGGCGACGACCTTTGCCACCTTGAGCGTTCCGGTGTAGCTGCCGTTCGGCGGCAGCGGTCCGTCATAGTCCGGACCGAAACCCTCGTTGATCTCGTCGGAAGCTCCGTCGAAACCGAAATTCAGTGTAGGCATGCTGTTTTGATACTTTCTGTGTGGTTACTGCGGTTACTGCTTGACCATATTCAATTGTAGCGCAAGGGCTTTGGTTACGCCTCTGCTCCTGCGGTTTCCAACGACAGATCGTCGTCGGAGGTCTCTTCGAGCTGCGGTCCGTCCGTGTGCTGCGGAACCGCGTCGCTGATATCGGCGGCATTGTCGGGCTTGTTCGCCGGATTCGGAAGTCCCTGCGGCGCAGCCTTTTTCGCCGGTGCCTTCTTGGCTGGCGCGGCCTTCTTCGCAGCCGCCTTGGCGGGTTTCGCCGGTTCCTTGCCGTAGTTCTCGATGGCCTCGCGAATCGCCTTGAGCGCATTCTTCGGCGGCAGAACGAATTTCGCGCCGAGCGCGAGAGTTCGATCCTTTCCACGGAAAACGCCGTTGTCTTCGAAGTAGATCACGCGCGAACGCACCTTGATCTTCTTCTTTTCGCCGTCCGGTTCGTTCGGATCGACCGGACGTTCCTTCTCGACAACTTCGCGCATCATGTAGCCGTAGCACGTCATGTACGAAACCGTCTTCATGGAGATTCCGTAGTCCTTGCCTTGGATTTCGGGAACCATGAATTCGTTGCCGTCAGCGTCTTCGACCTTGCGCGCCAAGGCAGTCCACAGCACGTTCACCGGCAGATCGTTGAACGCACGGACCATCTTTTCGAACAAGATGTAGTACCGCTGCCAATCCTGAATCTGCGGAATGTCCGGATCACGGTCGGGCTGTTCGGCTTTCACCTTGCGCAGAATGTAGCGCATGCACATGGCCTGCATTTCGGTGATCGAGTCGATGCAGAGCCACTTGTAGGGGATTTCCTCGCCGTCTTCGACCAGTTCGACCAGATCGGCGTGAAGCGCCATCAGGTCTTCCCACTCGTTGATGTCGTATTTGTCGGCCTTCGATCCCATACGCTTCGCCGAAAGCAGACCATCGTCTTCCGGCGCGGCGAACAGAACCGAATCATCGGAACCCGCCAGGACGGTCTTGCCGGTGCCGGAATCGGCGTACACCAGCATGTTGACGTATTCCTCGGTATTGGTCAGCGGTCGAACCTTGTCTTTCAATCCCATTGGGATTCAATTCCTTTCGTTGTTGGTTCGGTTTTTCAGGGCATCACGACGCCGGGGCACGGCGTTTTCGGATCGTTGTCGGTAGCCGGGGGAACCGGGAATCCGTCACAGACGCGGCCAGAGCTGCCGCCCCACGCGAACGGACCGCCGCCCGAAACCCGGTGCCAGAACGAACCATCCGGCCACAGGTCGCAGTCCTCGTAGCTGCCGTAGCCGATGAATCCGCCGCCGCCACTGACGCACGTGTTCGGACCGGGCGGAATCGCCTGTGCCACAGCCGGTCCAGCGACCAGCGCGCCCCACGTGACGGTCACCGCGCCGACGAAACCCACGATTCCCTTTTGTGCCTTGTTCATGTTGAATTCCTTTGTCCGGTACTGCATTTAACGGACTTGATCGTCCGTATCATCATCGGCGAATTCATCGTCTCGGTAGCTTCCGAAAACGATCAGGCACGCCTGCCTGTAAAACTCTGCGTGGCCGGTTGCGTTGTCGTCACACAGTCTAAGCCACGAACGAATGTCTTCGTAGCCGTTTGCGAGCTTTCGCCATGTGTCGCAGCGGTCGCGTTCGGTCCGCAATTCATTTTGCAAGCCAAGGGCTTTCAGTGTCAAAACGAACACGGCCTGTTCCGGCGTTCGCTTCGTGATCTGCAATGCGCCTTGGGGTGCCGGTGCCGGTTCGGTCGAATAGGTTCGACGCAACCGAGCGAGTTCGGCGCGCAGCTCGGTTTCGGTCAACGAGAAATCGTCCTCGGGAAGCTTCGCGCTCATACTCGGAAAACCCCACTCCCCGGAATCTTGGACTGTTCCTCGCACCACTCGTCAAAAGCGGCCTGTTCGAACTCGATTCGTTCGCGCTCACGTTCGCGCCGTTCGTTTTCAAGTCTTCTGACTTGAAAATCAGCGTCGTGGAATCCGAAACTCATCCGAAACTCCCTCCAAAATCGACCTTGCGCACGTTCGACTTCACCGACTTGTCGTTCGCGGCAGACGTTTTCGAGTTCACCGCGCCGTCCTGGTGATCGGCGTACGGATCGCGTTGCACGAACACGTCTTTGATGAATCCCTCCACATCTTCGTTGTCCTCGTGAACGTCGCAGAGGTCGCGGTAGTCGCACCACGCGCAGTGATCACCCGGTGTCTTCATGATCGGGATATCGCCAGCCCTTGCGCGAGCGAGCATTTCGGCGTCGTCGGCAATGCGCTCAATCTGCCGAATCCGATTCTTCTTCGACCGGCGCACATCTTCGCGCCAAAACAACGGTGCCGGTTGGACTTTTGAAACCGCGCCGTAAACCTTGAAATCGGCAGGCATCTTTGCCGCGATTTCCTCTAGCTTTGGCTTGGAAAGTTTCTCCAATTCGGCTGCGATTCCGACGTTTCGGGTCGCGAGCGCTTCGGCGTAGTCCTTTTTGGTCGGCAAGTTGCGCTTGCGGCCTTGCTCATCGAATGTGTCATCGGGATTTTTGCGACCCTTGCGCAAATAGTTGTACGTCATGCCGACGACAGATTCGGTGCCGCGCAAGATCTTTCGCTTCCGAAGGAAATCCGTCGAGACCGCGATGTAGGTTCCGGCCTGATCGTCCTTCACCAGGTGAGCGCCGGAAGTCTTCTGCTTCGCCGACTTGTGGTCCATGAGCTTCACGAAACCGTCAAGCTGGTCGCGGAAAACCATGTCGAAAGTTCCGACAATGATTGCGATGTACTTGTCGTCCAAGTTCTTCATCCAATCCGGCCAGTTTTGCGCGAGATCGTTGATCTCCATATTCGCCTTTTGGCGCGAATTGTACGGAACCTTTGTGCTGTAACGGTATTCGGGGAAAATCACTTCGACGGTCGGATCGGTGCCGTCGTAGTGTTCCATGTAACCGGCCAGCATATCGATGCCAAGTTTCTTGGCTTCGACGTATTCGGCTTCGCCCTGTTCGGCGAAAAACGGCTGTGCGGCAATCGTGGTGTAAATCGACCCGCAGTATTCGATGAACGTTTCGCGCGGATCACGGCCACGCACGAACCCGTTCTTCGCTCCCTCGGGCTGGTACCACTCGGCCAGCGCGACATGCAGGCCAGAGCCAAACCAGCGTGCGTCCTGTCGCGGCATCGCCGGAACCAAACCCATTTCCCATGCCCATTGCCACTGTTGCGGGCAGGTTTTGAAACTCGACCGTTCTGAGTTTCGGATGAAAAACTTGGGGTTTTCGTCAACAATGTTTTCGGTCGTCACAGCGGTCCCACGCATCCTTTGTGATTGTCGTTGGCGCACGGTTCGCAAATCTCTTCGCCGTCTGCCGGATTGATCCCTGCGCAGCAACAGGGAATTTCATCGGATTCGATAACTTTCGGCGCTGCTGATTCACCGGCACACGTGCATCCGGTCCACGACTTGCCTTGCTGGCTGTTCCGGCAGCTTTCGCAAACCGGATCTTCCCAGCGGATGAAGTCTTTCAGCTCTGCGGTGCAATCGGCGCACAAATCCACTTGGTTCCCAAGGATTTCTTCATCGATTGTCCACCCGCGTTCGTCCATCACGGACTCGGGATAGTCGCCGCCGATAACCTGTGTGGTTCCACAGGAATTGCATTTGAACGTCGTGATTTTCGACGTTTCGCGACTCATCCGAGACTCACCGTGAAGATCGTTCCGGTGATCTGGTTCTGCCATGAGCCAACACTCGTGCGCGCCCAGTTGCCGGGAGTCGAATCGGTGAGTTCGATGAACTTGGCAAAAAGCTCATCGTAGAGTTTGGGTGCCTTTTCGGCTAGCCCAGAATTGAACTGTGGCGCTGTGGTCGGGGCGACCGTGCGTCCCATCGCGGCCTGCTTTTCGGCCCACTGCCGATAAGCTTCCTGCGGATCGTTCATGAAACTGCTCGTTTCTGTGTCCGGTACTGATTACTGTCGTTAGGTGTTTGTGTGTTTGTGTGTATTCAGTTGTTTCGAGCGTTTTCGTTCTGAGAACCACAGCGGAAACGGACAAGAATACGCTGTGGCTTTCAGAACGCCGGTTGGTCAGTTGCCACACCCCAACCGGCGCTCATCACCGGGTCAGTTCCGGCTGTCTAGCTGGACCGACGAGTCCGACCGAGCCGCTTGGGCTTCTCGTCGGCCACCGGCTCTGCCGGGGTCTCGACCTCGGCCACCGGCTCTGCCTCGGCGGTCTGCGCTTCGACGGCTGCCGCGAGATCGGCGGCGCTGCCACTGGCAGCGGCCTTCAATTCCTCGGCGCGCCGCATCGCCTCTTCGGCCTTCTCGCGCATCTTCTCGGCCTGCTTCGCCGCGCGGTCGGCAGCCTTGGTGGCCTTGATCTGCTCGGGCGACAGACCGGCGAACTTGGCCTTCTCGGCTTCGAGTTCCTTCTTGCGCTCCGCGCGCTTGGCGACCTGCTCGGGCAACTTGTTGAAGTCGGCCCGCAGCGCCAGAACCGCCTTCACCTGTCCCGGTTCCAGCGCGGCCAGCTCCGAAGCGACGAACTCGGGGTGCGAGTTGATGAAGTCGGCCAGTTCCTTGTGGTTCTCGCGGAACTTGCTGAAATCGCGCGCCTGCGCCTTGGTCTCGCCGTTCTCGTCGGTCTCTTCGCCCGACTCGCCGGTCTGCGCGGCCTTGGTGTCCTCGGTGACCTCGGTGGTGTCCAGGGTGTCCGTCATGATGTTTTCCTTTTCTCTGGTGTTGTTGAGAGTGGACGTTTGGGGTGTCCGTTGATGTTTTCTAACTTAGTCGATTTCGGTGAGCGTGTCCAGTCTTTCGCGAACTTAGTTCGAAGAAAGTTGGACTTTCACTATAGCGCTATGACTTGCCCTTGTTCCAACCGGTCTTGCCGCGTGGATCGCGCCGTTTGGCGATTCTGGCATGAGGCAGACTCCCCGGTCTCGGCATCGCCTGCCGACCCGCCATGCGGGCCTCAATCAGGTCAGCGGTCGCTTCCATGTCATCGGCGATAGCTTCTGGCTGCTGGAAACGTAACATGTGCGTCTCAAGCGCCGAAACTCGGTTTTTGACCGATTCCGTTTCTTTTCTCATTACCATGAATGCCCGAAAGGTCAACAGGCACGAACCGGCGTAGACCAGAAAAGCAGAGACGGACGCGAGAGAAATCCAGAGGGTACTCATCCGAATTCGTGCTCCGAATCGATCCGGAATCTTGTGCGATTCGCCCTCTGTTCGGCAGCGATTCGCAGTCGTTCCAGTTCTGCCGAAACCCGTTTGGCCGCTTCGGCTTCGGCCTGCCGAATCACCGCATCACGGTCCATTCCCCACAGGATGAAACCTCGGTCGGTCGGGTTGTACTTGAAACCGCAGTCCGGAGGTATCCGGCCAGAATGCCAGCGGTGCTTAAGCATTGGCGCAACTTCGCGGTCTGCGTTGTACTGCAAATCCCACCGGATTTCCCACACGGGTCCGTCGTAGTGTGGCTCTGTTTCGTCGCATCCCGGTCGGCCAATCGGCCACGGCTCAACCTCGTAGACGATTCCGTGTTCGGCGAACTGATTGCGAACCTCTGCATAGGAATTCGCCTCGGCTTCGTCAGAGAAAACGCACGAGATATTTTTGCCGTCGTAACCGGCGTCTTCCATCAGAACGTAAACCGTATTCGGATCGGGCAGTGCGACAATCTTATTCGCGCCCATCGTTGACCAGTCCACGGTTTCTGCCGTGGGGACCGGCTCTTGGAAAGGCCGGTCAAGTTCGGTCAGTTCTTCACCGCGCTCCCACGGCGATGAACCGGCGCTCGGAAAGCAACCTGCGGAATCGCAAACGTTGCTGTTGTCCCCGTGTTCGCTGCAAGATCTCATTGCCTCGCGTCTCCAATCATCGGGTCGGTGCATTCTGGATAGACCTCGGCCAAATTGCACCGTTCGTATTCGGCTTCCGACAGTTCACGCCAGCCGGATTCCCCACGGGTATCGGTGATTTCGATTTCCCACCGATCCGGCCACGGAATTACCTGCATCGGAGTAGAAGTGCAGATCGGCGGATTCCCGGCGCATGTTGTCGTGCCGGGGATGACCTGTACCCACGCCGGGGTGTAACTCGCGTCCGTGACGACGCCGCGCTCTGGCGGGTTGCTGCATCCGGCGACCGAAATCGCCAGTGCAGCAACCGCGCCCATTGTCCGGATTCGGTTCACGCGACGAGCTGTTCGATCTTGTCGCGATTGGCGAAACGGAACCACAGCTTCGCCCGGTCCAGCTTGCCGAAAGCCATCGGCGTGGATCGCCCGTAGAACTTGACTTTCCAGAGTCCCAGAAGACTCTTGGTTTCGGTCACGCTCTCCACCTGCCAGAGCCGAGAATCGTTGGGGAACTTGAGGATATCCCCAACTTTCGCCAGCCGAACATAGGTGGATTCGGGTGCGTTTCTGTCGTGCTTTCGCCAGTCAATCCTTGCTGTCGTCATGATGCCTGCTTGTCCGATTCTCTCTTGTCTACGCGGGCCGCAACCTTGGCGTAGAGCTTCTTCGCGTAGCTCACGCCACGCTGCTTTTCCAGAATAGACGAAATCGCTTCGCCTCGTTCAGTATTGAGCACGGCAATATCTTCGTCAATAGTGCCGAGCGACGCAAGATTCCAGATCACCACATTGTGGTTTCGGCTCACGCGGTGCGCGCGGTCCTCTACCTGTTCCTGATCATCGGGAATCCATGTCTGGTCAACGATTACAACGTCGTCGGCCAGATCCAAGGTGAGCGAAACGCCACCGGATTTGGTGTTCAAAAGAACAACCATGTCGCCGGATTCTGACTGGAATTCCTTACGAATTCTCTTGCGTTCCGGCTCATTTGTCGCGCCAGTGTAGAGATAGTGCTTGATTCCTTTCTTCTCAAGTTCGGCACTCAGCGTGTTGAGGAATCCCGTAAACTGAGATGCCACAATGGTTTTCGTGCCATTCTCGATTCGATCCACCAGGAAATCGTGAATCCATTCCGCCTTGTTTGACGGGAAAACCGGGACAACTTTGGGGTTGCCATCGGACTTGAAACCATCGGTCTTGAGGCAAGAGTTCGCAATCTGCTTGCAGCGGGTCATTTCTGCGAGCACGCCGTTGACCGTGATCTCATCTTCGCCGCCGATGTTGATCAGCGCTTCGCGTTCGATCTCGCGGTACTGCTTCTCTTGCTTCGGCGACATGGGCAACCACACGGCAACCGGCGTCGTCGGGTCATTCGGGTCCAGATGAGTTCCGCCGTACATCTTCGGCGGCAGCGACTCGCGAACTTCGGCTTTCGTGCGGCGAACCATCACCGGTTTCAGCTCGGAAAAGAATCGCTTCTCGTCAAGAATGTTGTCGCCCTTGACAATTCCGCTTCCGAACGACGAGCCGGAATCTTTGATTCCGTAGTGTCGCTTGATCCAATTCCAATAGGACGTGTACTTGTCGGGGTACAGCCAGTTGAGCGTTCCCCACAGGTTTTCCGTCTTGCCTCGGAAGGGTGTTCCAGAGATTGCGATTCGCAACGCATCCGGCGCGGTGTCGAGAGCGCCGAGACCGAGACGTTGCGACGACTGGCGCTTTTTGTTTCCTGTTGCGCCAGCAAGGGTTTGGTGCGATTCGTCCACGATCACCGCAGACCACTTGACGCCGAACAGATCTGGCACGCATTCGTTCACCGCGCGAATGATCTTGTTGCCCTTGTCATCCCGAAGATAATCGCCGGTGTTGTCGTCAACATCGGCCTTGATTCGCAGATAGTTCGGACCGCAAAGTACCCACGAACGGTTACCTTTCGCCGCCCAATCTCGGGCAGCCCGAACCTGTTCGCGTCGTTCGGCAGGCTTGATCGTGGCGTTAATGACGAAAATCTTTTCGTCTTCGCCAAGCCATTGCGCGATTTCCTCGGGCCATGTCACGGCCACAGCCGACCTCGGAGCTACCACGAGGATGCAACCGGAGATCCCCAATTCGGCTACCGCCGAAAGGGTTTGGATCGTCTTGCCGAGACCCGGCTGGTCGGCCAGCAAGACGCGCTTCTGTGCGGCCATGAACGCCGCGCCGAGAATCTGCCACGGCGTTCCCTGCGTGCCGTCTGCCTTGGTCGCGATGTCACGCATCGCGCTGAACAAGACCGGACGTTCAGATTGCAAGCGCGGCAGCAGATTTTGCCACTGGTCCGTATTCGCTTCTGGCGCAAGCACATGCGAGTATCGGGTCTTCTCTTTACGCGCCCACGACGCAAGTTCCGGTTCGATTGCCAGCCCGAATCCGAAATGGTCTGCGACAGAACGGATATCACGGCACACGTCCATATCCAGGGGAAAATGCCAGAACTTTTCCTTGGAATCCCACCGGCCACCCGGCACGCGTTCTTTGAGCATTTCGATCACACGCCGGTCAAACGGAAACGTGACCCACACCCGTTTCTTTGACGACCACAGCCCGACCCGCCAGCGCACTTTTGGATCGCTCATCGATTACGCTCCTGTTTCCACGTCGGTTTCGGCAGGTATGAAAGGTCGATTTCCTGTCCGGTTATCGGTTTGAATGGTTCCCAGAACACGTGCTGCAATGGACATTGCTCATCCGTGCAATATCGCCAGTGCGGACCCTTCGCGTACTGCTTACTATACGGTTCGGGATGCAATCGCCACTTCATGCGTCCACCAAAATCAGCGCGAGCGCGACCAGCGCGAGGATGATTCCGAAGATAAGCCAGCCGACCGAAATCGTCGGTCCGCCCATGAGCGCGATGAAGATAATCGCAATCCCACAGATCAGTCCGATTCCGTATCCCATGTCCGTTTTCCTTTCGTCGGTCTCTAGGCTAGCCTACTGAAATGATTGCGTCAAGCCGAACGGTGTGAAACCCTTCGGTGTTCGTCCATTCCAAGAATCGGTCCCCGTTCTTGTTGGAATAAACCCGGTAGTTCTTGGATTTCTTGTTTGATTCCGCTGGAATATACGCGGTGAGTGTTTCCCCGTCAATTCTGCGAATCCACGAAATATCCTTGCCGAGCGCGGCCATGAGAATTTCCAGAGCTGGCGCGTCGTCGGCCCACGGAACTTGCCTGTGGTTCGCCATGAGTTCTTCGCTGGACTGCCGACCCTTGAGCTTTTTCGGGTCGGGAGTGCCGGTGAGCAAGCGCATGACCGGCGCACGGCGTGCCGGGGTGAGCCGGTGATGGCTGCCATACTTGTACACGGCGCTGGTCTGGCGCTCCCCGGTGAAAACGACGTGCATAGCCTCAAGCCCACGCTGGCAATAGACATTCCAGACGATATCGTTGATATCGCCGGTTTCGTTGAACTTGTCCAGATTCGGAATTACTTCCGATTTCCAGCCGTTCGCCAAAGCCGTTTGCTTCATGAGTTCAGACTTGTGCTCCGTCATTCTTCGTCCGTTTCTGTTGGAAATGCAATTAGATTCGCCTTGTCCGGCGTTTTGTTCAGAGTGTGAATGCGCCACAATCCGGCGGCGCACAAATGGATGAGTTCTTTCTGTTCGAGATTGTCGGCCAGAAAGTTAAGCATCCGAGCGTAGGCGAATTCCTCTGGTTCGTCGGCCTCCCGTGTGTATTGCAGAGTCTCGGCAAGTTCTGCGGTGTGCCGGTCACACGTTTCTGAATCATTCGCGATCATTTTCTGAATGAAATCAGAAAGTTCCCCGTCGTCGGGAACGGGAACTAGCCCAATGTGACCGGCCATCGCCTTACTCCTGTTTCTCTTGGCTCTCGGCGCGATGAGCGCCGATCACAGATCGTGCCACTTCTGCGGCAGCTTCGACAATTTTCGGCCACGCGTCGATCACGGCTTGCGATTCCGTGATCGAATCGACGTAGACTGCGAGCGAGCCGTACACAGCACTGTGCTGTTTGCTCGAATCTTCCGGCTCTCGAACGCGCACACTGCGCGCGCTGGAATACTGGATCGGATCGATCACCCCATTGAGAGAATCCAGTGGCATTCTTGAACCCTTTCCTTGGAAAATCTCATCGAAGTGTCTTTCGGCGATGAGATCACAGCGCAAGCCACAAAGCCAGCGCCAACCAGCATCGCGAGCAGAAGTGCAAGCGTCTGGATCTTTCCCATTCGTCAGATCCCCTGTCTGGGAACGGCAGGCACGAATCGGTTTTCGCCCCGCCCTATTGTAAGCACACGTGTAGGCTGGATATGTTAAGAGAACTCTGAGAGTTACACGTGTGTGAGAATGCGCCGGTCGGCGCTCTGGCGGGTCTCGGTCACATCGGTGACATGCGATAGGTCACGTAAGTGACCAATACACAAACTGCCCATCCCACGACTGTCAGCATTTTGTCGATCACTCCGGTTGTCCGTTTCTGCCCTTGTGGGCCAAAAGCCAAGCTTTGAAATCGATGAGTTGTCCTCCGGTTGCTTTCCAGTATTCGGTCTCCCCACGCATGGAAAGCACGGTCTCGTTTGCGGTCTCTTGGCGCTCCCGTTCTTCTCTGTAATCGCGCACAAGAGCTGAATGAGCCATTGAGCAATACTTTCCGTGTCGGGGAGAGCACGGGAGCACACGCGCCGCGCTCATGACTCTGCTCGGTCGAACGCGATTTTGTACGCAACCCAACCGAAAACCCCGGCGAGTAGCGCCATGAAAACCGCGCCGCTGCCCGATCCGGTGAGAAGCTGCGATCCTGCGCCGAAACCGCACATCATCGCGAGCAATACCAGCGCGGCGAACGCGACAATTCGCGCGATCACCGCAGAACCTCAATCGGCGCATGGTCCGAGATCGTCAGTTTCGGCGCGCCGCCCACGAATGCCAGCGTCCGAGTACCAGGGGACAGGCTCACGATGGTTGCCGCGATTTCGCCTCGGCGCGTAACGTCGCCCGTGACGATATCGCTAGCCTTCACGTATTGCCACGTTTTGTTTTGCGTGTCTCCGCTCATTCTGTGTCCGTTTCTATTTGATTTGTGGTCGATTCCGTCTGGAATCGTCGTGCGTGCCGGGGACTCGCACCCCGGCGTCTGCTGGTCACGCTCCGGTCTGTTTATGAATTGGACAGTACCAGGTCCAACTTTTCCATCGCGAACGCATCCGAGCGTGCAATCTCGGTTTCACCGTTCTTGTCCATCTTGAGCGAACGCATCATGTTCGACTCGACGCGGGCCAGCGTCTTGTTTCCGTCGAACTGCTTGGCGTTGCCCGAACGGAACTTGTGGTGATGTGCGGTGTTCCACGCCTGGCGAACGCCGAGCTTGGTACCGACCCACGTCGCCGCGCGCTCATCGGTGTAGTACAGATCTCCGATTGCCTCGCGCTTGTTCAGAACGATGGTCTGCGAATTCGTCTTCGCCTTGCCGTCGATCACCTTGACCTCGGGAACCGGCAAAACCTCGTCCAACCACGCTTCGAACTGCTTGGTCGAAACCGGCGTTGCCGCCCATTCGTCCAGAAGCGTGTTGAAATCGTCGGATTCCTGTTCGATGATTCCCAGAACCTGCCGAGCTTCGGGCATCCGGTCAGACGACAACCGGGTGTGACCAATGGTCAGCGCGGTTCCGGCGCGCTTGGCCTCGCTTGCGGCGATTTGCAGCGTGTTGTCGCAAACCGTCGCCGTGATCGTACGGGCCAGCGTGGTTTTCAGCGAACCGTCGAAACTGGTGTAGATCAACAGATTCGGACGGTAGTCGAAACCGGCGCGGTCGTTGTGCATGGTCTGCGGAATCGAGACCTCCATGTAGCACACCCGACCCCACTTGAGCAGGCCAGCGCCGGTCGCGCCGATGTTGTCCGAACCCTGCAAGAGTTCGCTCGTCATGTTGATGAACAATTCCTGCGGCTGGTGAGTGCCGTATTCGTTGCTCATGATCGAGAGAACGGATTCCGGATTTCCGATGTTTCCGACCGGATTGCCGTCGTCGTCGTGCGGAACGTCCTCCCACACCCGGTCACCGCGAATGATCGCCTTGTAGTTTCCGCAGTTGATTTCGACCATCTTGCCGTCGATCTCGACGTGGGCAACGATCTTCGCCGATTCCAGCGCGGTCCAGCCGAAAAGCTTTTCCTTGATCAGCGAGATCGGCAGGTAGCCGGGGAAATGCGTGGGGTTGAGCACGTCTTCGAGACGCGGGTTGTACCACCACGCGGGCCGACGCCAGCCGCCTTCGAGCGATTCGCCGGTGAGCCGGTCCTTGAGACCCTGCACACCGCCCACGAGAATGTGACCGGCGTTGAGGTAATACTGATCGTGATAGCTCATGTCCGTTTCCTTTCAAATCGGGACGAGAACCCTTCTCGTTTCCTCCCGAATTCAGACTAGCACGACTTTCGGCTAGCCCAAATAAGAGTTCTCTGAGAACCCTCGCGCCGCTGACGGGAGTCGAACCCGTCAGCGGCCACCCTACGCGAGCGGATTCGCTCGTTTGCCGTACGCCGGGTTTCTCGGCGGAACGTCGCAATACGCGTTCCCCGTTTCGACGTGAACCCAACCGGTACCGTTTTCGTTCTGTTGGATCGTTTCGCCGCAACCCTGATTGGCGCATCGAATCAGATCCGTCGTTGGATCGAACGCGTGGTAATCGCCCTCCGGTGGATTGAACGCCGGATACACATTGCCGGTTGGGCGCAACGTCGGTCCGGACGGATTCAGTTCGGCGTCGATCAGCGCGATTTTCAGCCGCGCCAATTCCCGTTCGGCGTCTGTGGTGTGTTTCAGTTCCAGCCACATCGCCCACATGGAACGGTAGTGAAGCAGAGCTTCTTTCACAACGTCCATGTCACTTGTTCCTCGCCTTATCGGCGGCAGCCCGAGCCTGTTCGGCAGCCGCCTTGACCTTTTCGACGGATTTCTGTTGTTCGTTCTGTTCCCGGTAAACGCGGAACTCCGAACGAATCTCCGAAATCTGCGCCGAGTACGCGGTGATCTCCGCGTCCTTCGAGCGGATTTCCCCTTCGATCCGCCCACGATCCCGGATCGCCATCACGAGCTGGCCGAACGCCAAGAGCAACGGATCGTCGTTCTTGAGGTAGACCTGTGTGTTGATCGGCGGTTCCTCCGGATTGTTGTTCGGCGGTTCCGAGATCCAGATCCGGTGACCCTGCCCGAGCACTTCGGGCGTGACCTGCACTGTGTACGTCATTGTTCCGTTTCCTTTTCTGGTCGGATTCCGTCAGATTCCGAATGCGAACGTCGTGGTCCGCATCCGCGTCCGCAACGGCACGAGGTTGCCGTCCTCGTCCAGACGGTTCGTCTGCTTGACGCTCTCGTGCTCGAAGATCACCGAACCAGCGGGAGCCTTGACCGGCGTTGCGCTGGCCTCACGCGCCGCGTGGCGCGCTGCGGCGCTGGCGCGCTTCTTCGACGGACGGTCGGCGTACTCGGTCACGTCCACCATGAGGGTTGCCGACTTGCCCACGCGGCGCGCCACGGTGCGAACGTAGCTCTTGCCGACCCACTCGCTGTGCATCGAGACGAGTCCGGTTTCCTTGCTCTTGTCCTGCGACATGTCCGTTTTCCTTCTTTTCTGCGAATCTCGGCGAGATTCGTCGCCCGTGTCGGGGAGTCGAACCCCGATTTCGACCATCCACGGTGCCGTGTTAACGGCTTGACCCTTGCTTGACCCTAGCACGCTCTTGTGACATGCGCTCTCGAATCGGCGATTTGGGTCTGTCGAGAGCCTGATTCACTCGGTCGATCCAGTCGAATCCGAATGAATCAACGTCGTCGTCGGAGAGCACTACGCCGCCGTAACGAGACGTTCCAGTTCTGGACGGTTCCGCGCCGCCCACGCGGTGACCCATTCCGGCCAATCCTCGCGATTGGCAAGCCAGAGCATCGCGGCGACCTGTCGGCGCGCTTCGGCCACGTTCGGCGTCCGCTCTTGCAGATCGTAGATATCGGCGCTTTCGTAGTCTTCGGTGTCGGTGATCAACCGAACGCCGTAGGTCTCTGCCGATTCGCCTGAATCGTTGTCGATCACGTAATGACCGTCGTACCAGACTTCAAGCACGAGCTGATCGGTACCAGCGCCGAGCACTGCCTTGCCTTCGCCGTACAGTTCCAGATCTTCCATGATTCTGTCCGTTTCCTGATTGCGACAATTCTTCGGATTGTCGTCGTGCGCGTTCGGGAGTCGAACCCGAAACTCTGCCAGTCGCGCTCCCGTGCTACGGCTGCGTCGGATCGTGCGGTGCCGGATCGTCGCCGTTGGACACTCCGTCGCCGTCGTCGTCCTTCGCTCCCCAGCCACCACCACCACCATGCGAATTCACGGCGATGTCCTTGCAGTCGGCCTTGTGGCCGGTCCGATAGGCCATGTTGGACGAACACAAAACGTCGTCCTGCGGACCCGCCAGCGCGGGCGATGCCAGAGCCAGCGAAACCGAAGCTGCGATTGCTGCCAGAAAACCGAAAACGATGGTCTTCATTTTGTACCTTTCCGTATGCCAGAACCCTTTTGGTTCTGATCGTGCGCGTCGGGGACTCGAACCCCGAAGTCTGCCAGTCGCGCGCCTTGGCGGGTTAGTTTTCCTCCCACTTGGCGAATTCCTTTTCGAGCTTGATGTAGGAATCCCACTCCCGAAGTGGGGTGGATTGCCGTTCGATCCGGATGATTCCGTTGGAATCGAGAACCACGATCCAATGCCCGACGATATCGTCGTCGGACGGATCGCCGTAGGCTTCGATGGTTTCGGAGAACGCTTCCCGAATCTCTGCCAGCTCGTGAACGGTGTTCGTCATGTGTCCGAAGTATCCCGTGGGAGCTTCGACGTTGCCCGACGATTCTGCCATCCATCCGCCGTTAAGCATGGCGCGGAACAGTGCCTCTTGTGCAGTGTCCATGATTCTGTCCGATCTGTCTGGAATCGTTCTTTTGACGATTCTCGTGGGTGCCGGGGAATCGAACCCCGGTGAAACCGTTCACCCTACCGTGCTAGTTGAGGAAGACGAGAACGAACTTGTGTGAATATACATCACGACTGCAAAAGTCGCAATTGAATTCGTTCTTGCTTTCGCCCGTGCATCCTTCTGGGCAAGAAACTACCGGATACCCTTCCGGAAGACTATCCGACGTTGCGGCCACGCCAGCCTCCCACGCCGCGCGGTAATCGTCGCCGTGATAGTCGAGTCCCGACGTATCGCCGTTGGCGATTGACATTGCGCAGTCATCGCAGCAATACATATTTCCGGTTACCGTAGCCATGATTCACCACCCAACCGAATCGGAATCGAAACCGCACGCGGTGAGAAACTTCGCCCGGTCGAAACGGGGATTGACCTGCTTTGCGTGCCGTGCGATGCCACGGGCGATTTCCTGCGCGGTAGCATCGCGCATCGGGTCCGGAGCGCGAAGGGTTTTCTCTTCGCGAATGATCTCGGCGATTGCCACGAAATCGCGCTTTGTCATTGCCATGACAAGTCCTTTCATCTGCGACAGATCTTTGTGTCTGTCGTCGTGCGGTGCCGGGAATCGAACCCGGTTTAACCGTTCACCGCTCCCCGAATCTAGATCGATTCGGACAGTTCCCGTACTGCGACGGATAGGCCGATCTTGTAATTCAGCATGTGCTGAATCTGAGTCAGCGGACTCATACCGTACCCGTCCACGATCACGCCGCCGTGGCCGATCTTGAGACCGAGCACGCGGGCGATGTCTCCGGTCAGTTCGACCAGCTTGATTTCGCCGAGCGAATTCGTGACGGAAAGCAGCTTGACCGCCTGCGAATTTCCGTCGCGATTAATCCACGTCACGGTGCCGTAAAGCGGGAATCCAGTTCCACGGAACTGGTCAGTAACGCGATGTTCGGCGTCCTCCAAGTATTGGAGATTCTTCGGCTCGTAGACGTTGCGAATTCGACCGTTGCCCATTTTCGTGTCCTTTGATCTGCGACAGATCTGGTGTCTGTCGTCGTGGGTGTCGGGGAGTCGAACCCCGATCTCTGCCAGTCACCCTGTCTTAGGCTAGCCCAAGGCTAGCGCATTTCTCAGTGTCCGGTCAAGCGCTTGTGGCAAACCGGACCCATTCCCAGCTTTACGCTGGCAGGATCGTTCAGAGCCTTGCCGCAATTCACGCATTGCCCGAACTTGTCGCCGTACGCTTTCGCCTGTTCTGGCGTCATGCGCTGATCTTCGGTCAGTTTCCAGACCATGCCACGGACGAACGTCGCCTTACGGTGTCCCCGTTCCATCGTTCCGATGAGCTTCGCCACGAACTGACCGGGATTGCGCTTCGATTCCGTCACTTTGAACACTTCGCCGTCGCGAACGTACAGGCCGGGTCGCGCGGTCGGCGCTTTGGGACGTTCGCCGACCGTGGGCCGACCCTTGACCCAACCATCGGCCACGCTCGGAGTCCGAACCGCCTTGCTCGGAGCCTTTGGGTCAACATGGTTGACCCAATGGTTGAAATCCTCGTTGCCGGTGATGTCGAACGATTCCGCGCGATTGTCCGTCACCGATTCGGGCCGAACGCCGGTGATCTGTTCGAAGTGATCGGCGGTCTGAACCGAAACCGCATGCGACTTCAAGATCTCGGCGGTATCCGGCAGACCCTTGAGGTAGCCAATCAGCGCCGAACCCGTGCCGTCGCGACCTCCGGTCAGATTGCCGAGATTCGAATCAACGTGCGCTTGCACCGCAGTGACAAACTGCGGAGCATCGAATTTCCACGCCTTCTTTTCGAGCAGGTCACGAATGTAGCGTTCCTGCCTCCAGGTGATTGCGTTCATAGTCTTATCCTGTTCCTTTTGCGACAGATCTTCTGTCTGTCGTCGTGGACTGCCGGGGATTGATACCCGATCACGCCGCACCGTCGCGGCACAGTCCTTCCGAGCGACTAGCAAAGCTAGTCCTAAAGTTTTGGCTTCGGACGGACTTTTGACCAATTTTCGACAAAGAATTCCCGTAGGGAATTATGCCCTGGCTCTGACTCGACTCCCCACGCTAGGGAACTCCGAGCTAACACCAACCTCTATGGAATTATGCCGACCTTTTGCGGGAGCCGTTGCAAGCAACGTTTCTGTTCGTTGCGTGAGCACTCCGACGAGGACAGTCGTCTGGCCTCAAATCACCCTACGGGTGATTAGCGTGATTCACTTGTTGCGTCGTTCTGTGGGCTAGCCTAAGCGTCGCCCGCTTTCGTGTCAAGCGTTACGTGTGACCTGCGCTTTCGTGTACATGTGTGCCTTTGCGTGCCAACGTTCGCGCCTACCCTCCGCGCTCTGGCGATCCCTCCCGCTGGCCACGTGGCCGTTGTGCGTTCCCTGGGAGCCGGTGAGTCTGGCTGGTCGGTGTGAAGTTGTGCCATCAGTTTAACCACACTTTCCAGCAAACTTTGGCAAAATCCCGAAAATTTCTTCCAAAAGTGCTGGTAGAAGCGAGAAAAAAATTTTTTTGGCCTCGGACGCGGGCGCGCGAGAACCCCAAAAACCGGCTCTGACCACGGGTTTATCGAGTTTGCCGCTTTACCGCGCGCGGGTTATTATCGCGCGCGCAGACATGCAGGTCTGCGCGAGAACTCTGCGCGCACCGCCGCGCATAATGCGCGAGCATACTCTGGGCGCACGCCTGCATGATATGCGCGAGCATACTCTGGGCACGCGCGTAGGCATTACGCGCATTCCGTATCGCTGGTGTGTTGTGCGTACCTGCGACACCTACGCGCGCGTCCAATTCCGCACGCGCGGAATTGGACGCGCATGCGCAATTCGCGCATTGCGCGATTCGTCGCTACGTGCGTGCGTCCGCAGCGTGCGCGAAAGCGACGAGCCGCGCGTGATCGTTGCTACGTGCGTGCGTGAATGTACGCACGCACGTAGCAACGAGCCACATGCGCGCGCGTGATGGGCGCGGAACTGGGCGAAACGCGCGCGATCCATGCTACGCGCGTGCGTCCATACACGCGCGCGAAAGGGGTGGAGCGCGCCTAGATTCGCGCGCATTGCGCGTGGAATCGCGCATTGCGCGATTACACTGCGCACGCGTGCGCAATTCGCGCGCGTGGAATCGCGCGCGGCGCGCGATTCTTCCGCGCGCAGATCCGACAAGACGCGCGCAACTGCATTAAGGTTTTAACGGCCAGCCCTGCGCGAGCGCGCATTATGCGCAGCCCTGATTACTGGCGCGTCGCTACCTTTTCGCGAACGCATAATGCGCGATCAGCCCTGTGGTGGCACGGGCGCGATATCTTCGATTGGTTCAATCGGAGATTTGCGTGTGGAGGGGTTTGCGGTCGCGTAGTTTTCCCGCACTCGCTTGAGCGCATCCATCTTGGAAATCCCGAGACCGCGCACAAGCGACTCTGCGATTTCTTCCTGAATTTGATCTGCGCTCATGTCGGGGAAATTCTCGGAGTCCCACGCTTCGCCGGTCGCAGCTTCTAGCCGAGCGCGAAGGCGAATGTTGGTGAGTTCGAGCATGATCAACCGGCGTTCGAGCTTGCCGATGTAGGTTGCGCCGAGATCGTCAACTTGCATGCCCACCAACGGATTTCGCAGATTGGTGGATGGCCGTGGCTGTGTCATGTGCGTCTGTCCTATCGCCGGAATGCTGCCACGATATCACAGCCGACCTGAATTCCGGTGCGACCGTTGAACTCTGCCTTCGGAAGGTGATATTCGCCGTGCGCCTGCAATCCCGGCAGCGCGGCGATGAGCTGGATCAGACCAGGAATATTGGTCAAAACCCCTGTGGGAGAAAGCAATTCGATCATCTTGCGATCTTCTTCGGCGTTGCCGTCGTTTCCGGCCTGCCCCATGAGGCTGCCGAAAAGCGGGTTGCTGCCGAGTCCCTGCAAACCGCTCAAAGTCGAGAGCGCGATTTGAACCATTGGGCCAAACCCGCCAGCGGCAGCGAGCGGAACGAAAATCGGTAGAATCGTTGCCGCCCACTTAATCAGGATCGGCACTGCGATCCGCAGCACGCGAACAAAGAACGGCAATTCGGATTCCGAATCAACGATCACTTGGTAGAAAATGGGGCGAATGTTATCGGGGGCTTCGGCATAGAAGTCCCCCTTGGTCGTGACGTTGCGGATGAGGGAGCGCAGCCACGCGGGACGCTGCTTGCGGGCAATGCCTGTCGTTTCCTTGGACGGGTTGCCGAACTGGATAACGCCGTTGATCCGTCCGCGCAAATGACGATACTTGCCGGGACCAACTTTTTCGCCGGTCTGCGGAATGACGAAACCCCCGTCACCGAACAGGATCTCAAGCGCGTCTTCTAGGCCATCGGCCTTCTGAGAGTATCCGGAGAACCACAACTCAAGATCTGGATCGTTGATATCAGGGTTGTTGTCAAGCAACCATTCGATGGACTTGTACTGGTCGAAGATGACCTCGTTGTAGGACAACTTGGAATCACCGCCGAGCGCGCCGAGATAACCGCCGATGGCGGAATGAACCGGCTGGTGGTTGATCTTGAGAACGTTTTTGCAGAATTCGCCGACTTCGAACGATGGACCGACAAACTCGTTTGCGCCAGAGCCGGGATTCGAGTAGAACCAGATCTTGCGACGTTCGATCACTGGCGGCGAAATGACGACCGAACCGGCTTTGAATCCGGTCAGCCCTGCCTCAAGCGCGCCGAAGATACCGGTTTGGGCAACGCCAAGCTTGCCCTGCATTGTCTTGACGAACAGTTCCTCACCGTTGCCAAAGTACGCATCTTTCGGCCCAATGAGATCGGCATAAGATTTGGCGTATCGGTAAGCCCAATCCTGCCAAACCTTGATTTCCGGTCCGTTCGATCCCTTTTTGTACGGAAGTCCCATTTCACTCACCGCTCTGCTTTGGAGTTTCGACTCATGAATTCTTCCATGAAGTCGTCAAAAGTTTCTCGTGGACGAACAGTCCGATTTTCTCGAATGGCAGTGCGTTCGTCGTCCCAATGCCAATCGTCATCTTTGAGAATGTAGGCCCTTAGACCGCGATTCTCCAACTGCATTTCCCGAATCGTTGTGGACTGCGCCTCAACCTCTTCGAGAACGTTCGTCAATCTCGTTTTGACGATTTGATAGTCCGGTGGTTCCAGGGAACCTGCTTCTTTGAGAACTCGTTTTGCTTCTTTGCGAACCTCTTCGCGATGAAGTTCGTCCCGCTTTTCTTTTGCGGCCTGAATGCGACGGCCAATCGGACCAAGGATTTTTGCAACGCTATCCTTAGTTTCGGCGAGCTTGGTAACGATGAACCAAATGATCCCGACGACAAAAACAACGATGAGAATATTGTCGCCCAGAACCGCATTGATTTTCTCAAGATCGCTGAACATCGTCGGCCTTCGGGGGAAACTCGACGTTCGAAACGTCTACTGGCTTGTCGAGCCGACGTGCGTACGCGGTGTGCAAAAGAGCAATGAATGCCCAAGCGACCGGTGTACGAAAGCCTGCCCAACCTTCCGTCGCAAGTGGTGCTGAAATGAAAGATCCGTACGCCAGCATGAAATAAATGCTAGCGAACAGTACATGTGCGAACCAAGAGCCTACCCACAATCGCCAATATTTCTTTTCGCTTCGAGCCAAGAAAAATTCGCAGACGATTCCCAGAACGCCAGCGAAGACCATGATTCCGCCCCAAGCGGGCAACGGAAGAAACGCATGTTTCTCGATGAAATTGAGAACTTTACCATCCTCATTGGGAGGCAAAAGGTAATCCAGACCCCATATGGTCGAAACGACAAGCAGACCAAATTGAATGTTTCTGATCGATCGCTTAGACACCATACGCCAAGTCATAGATTTCCTTTTGCCCGCCCAATGAACCGATTACGCCGCTTTTGGAGTCGCGACGGTCGGCGGTTCGATCACCGAAGACGGGGTGTACCGGAATGCGATGAAGCTCACGATGGACGAAACGCCAGCACCAATGAGAACTGCCACCTGAGTTTCCGTCAAAACGCCGAATGCGATCAATGCGGCCTGCGCCAGCGCGCCTACTGCGTAGGTTACCGCGCGCAGCTTGTCAGCGGTATTCGGGAAAGCGAGCACCAAAGCGTCGAACACGCCGAGACCGAGACCGACCCAATACAGAATCGTGTCTTCGGACGCGACTCCGAGAACGGCCAGAACCGGCACCCACACCATGATCAGACCGTGGACGAACTGCCGGATATCCGGCTTGGTCGAATTGGTCAGTGCGAGACCGGGAACCGGAACGGTATCGGTCACGGGATTCGGCTTGGGGAATTGCAAGAGAACGCCCATTTCGATTTTCCTTACTGTAGTGCGACGTTGCGGATATCGGCGATTGCCTCAACCGTGTACTTGCCGCGACTTCCGTCAGCGACCTTTCCGAGAAGATCCGGCCAGCCCTTTGCCTGCGGACCGAATGCCTGCTCCCACAGTTGCTTAACCATGTCTTCGTGCGTCGGATAGACGAACTGCGGAACAACCGGGGGAGGCGTGGTGGGAGCGGTTTCGCCTGCGAGCACGATTCCGTATTCGGCGAGACGCTTCTTTGTCTCCGGACCGACGATTCCGTCCACGCTGATCAGCGACCGAGACTGGAATTCGGAAACTGCATTGGCGGTCATCGGGCCGAAGATCCCATCTTCGTCCAACGGCATTGCCTTGTAGTTTCCGAAAACCTTGTTCATCTTCTGTTGCAGATAAAGCACCTGATCGCCGGTCGAGCCGATCTGCAAATATCCATCGGGGGTATTGGCTGGCGGGTCGGTCGGAGCGCCGCCCGGTGCCCAGATGCCCCAGAGACCGGCGCGCAGTTCATTCGCCAGGTCTTCGGTGCCCTGGTGTCCCTCGGCGAAATGCAATTCGAAATGCATTTCGTCGCGCGGCGAAGTCCAGTTTCCACCGAATTCGATGATGCCTCGGAAATCTGCGACGACTTGATCGACGGCAGAACGCAAGTTGCCCCACGTTCCCCATTGCTGGTATTGGTGCTTGTTCCAGTTGTAGTCGATTGCGGTCGCAGAGTTGTGATTCGAGTTCTTCATGGAATTCGAATCGGTGTAGCAACCGATCTGAGTCACGATCATCGGTTCGATCCGATTGAGTCGCCAGATCAACGATTTCAGAATGACGTTTGGCGAACCTTTGCGAACGCCGAGTTTGAAATTCGTGCCGGGAACGGCTGTGTAATCCAGCTCTGCCGCATCACACATACGCCAGCCGTTCTCGGACTTCCAGTAGCCCTGTTTCTGGATGAAAGCCACAAGATTCTCCCTGCTAGCCCGGTAGGTACTGGCCTAGTGTAACTCAGGCATACCAGGGAGACCCGCCAGCGACGCGGGTCTCGAACCTGTGAATTTGTGGCTAGCTTTGTACTACGGCGTGGTCGCGTTATCCGCGAGGATTTTCAAAAATCCTGCAATCGCCAAAAGGCAATGCGCCGTCGTCAACGTTTCTGGAAATTGCTGCTCTTGATCTACATTCGCCCAAGCGGCGTTTGCCGCGTCGAAATGCTGGTATGCGTCCATTTCTTCTCCTAAACTTGATATGCATAAATGTTCACGCCACCATTACCACCGGCAGCGCCGTTTTGACCAACAAAGAAAACAGATCCACCGGGACCACCACCACCACCGGGAGCCGAGCCGGGACTACCGGCTGCCAGTGCATTGTACGAACCACCAGCGCCACCGGGATATGTTCGTCCGTTGAAAACAAAATCAGGGCACGTTTCACCGTTTGTTGCAACCGAACCAAGAACTGTCGTTGCACCAAGTGCCGTAAGCGTTCCTCCGGTGTAAACGCATGTCGTATTTCCGCCGTTGCCACCGTTCGCTGCGCCACCCGTTCCGATAACACCGGAAATTGTGCCACCGGGGTTAACGTGAACTCCGACAGTTAGCGTAATCCCCTGATATGCACCGGCACGACCACCGGCACCGGCAGAGGTCGATGTTCCTTTGTTGCCCCCTTTACCAGCGCCGCAAATGGCGATATCGACCTTATCGCCATTTCGCATCCACATAGGACACGTCCACGACCACGCACCGGCAGTTGTGATAACCGGGTACGCTTTCTTTTTCGGAACAAACGTATTTACCCACTGAACTTCGGCGCGGGCAATTCCACCGGAACCACCGGAACCGCCCGAGCTAGAAGTTCCCGGTGACCCGTTTTGCCCTGCGGTGTAGCCACCACCACCACCACCGCCGCCGCCTGCTGCGGTGTGAAGTGAGTTTCCAGCACCGTATGCGGTTCCGCCCGTTCCGCCGTTGGTGCCGCCGTTTGTTCCGGTACCGCGTGTTCCTGGTGGGCTTGTGTTCGGTGCGTTGTCGCCGGTCCAGTCGGCATCGCCACCGTTTGCGCCGCCTGCGCCTGCGCCATTTGAGCTAGCGCCACGAGCTGCACCGTTGATCGCTTCAACGTTGTAGTACTCTGCTGTCAAACCGGCTGCGAATGCCGTTCCCCCGCTTGTGCCGGATGCTGCGCCAGCTCTCAAATCAACAGAGCCAGAAACGAATCGGCTTATCGTCGGGGAGAAAATGAGATCCCACGTTGATCCCATATCTTCGACGTAGACGAAAATCGATTTGACGTGAGCGCCACCACCGCCGCCGTTACCACCGGGACCGTGACCAGACGATTGCGTTGTGGAGTCATATCCACCGCTGCCGCCGTTTGCGCCTTTGCCCCACAGGTGAATCCACGCGCCCGTTGCGCCGGGAGGAATGGCCGCACCCGTAACGTCCGCGTTGATCACCGTGTACGGGAAAGTGATTACCGGCCAGACTTTATCGCTTCCCAGATAAATGGCAGAAGCGGCAGACGCACCGTTGTAGGCTGCGGTGATTTCTGTATCCCCGATATACACCGGCATTTAGTTCACCACATAAATCGTGTTCGGATTCTTTGTCGTGATCGCCGCGTACTGTGCTGCCGTTCCTTTCCAGAGATTCAGGTTGGTCAAACCGGAAGCGGTGTAACCGGCAACGACACCAGATCCGGTCGAAGCGCCACCGTCAAGCATCGACCAAGTTGAAATTGTACCAGTGACGTAGGACGAACCCTTTTCGACACCGAATCCGCAGAAGCGTTTATCCGATCCGAGAAGTGAAACTGGAACTGTATCGCTGCCTTCATAGATCTTAGTTCCGTTGACCGAAACTTTGAAATACCGTGGGTCGGCAACAGTTCCACCTTTGAACGAAACCTTGCAGCCACCGGTAAGAATATCCGCGTCGCTGATCGTCGGTCCGATCTGAGTAAACGTTCCCGAGTTGTACGAATAAACTCGAATTTCATCCCACGCCAGTCGGGCCAAAACCATATTTGTTCCGGTTGAATCGGATCGACCGATCAAGTACAGATAGTTTGTGCTGTCAGCCCCGAACCATCCGTGCGAAGGAACCTGCGGCAGAACGAATGTCGTTTCAAACAGATCGGTCAAAAGCGGACCGCCGTTGAAAAGGTAGAACTCTCTTCCGACTGCCGTTCCGCTCCATTTCAGTTCACCAGCGTCAATGATCAAACCACCAGTTCCGGTGTCGTTGACTTTGGTAAACATGGACGGGGGAGCGGCAGCGTTTGCAAATTCGGCGAAATTCACAACTTCCGACGATGCTGCCGGATCGAGATTTGCGACCTGTGCTTGCAGATCAACAACGGCTGCGTTCGCGCCAGCGGCAGCATTTCGCAGACCGGTGAGCTGTGCGATCAGATCCCCGAGTCCGAATCCAGACCCGATCAGATTGCCCGCGCCAGCGATAGCAGAATCAATGACCTGTTGAATCGCATCATCGATATTGTCGATACCGTCGATTGCCGACTGCACGGCAGATCCGAGAATATTCGGTCCGCTGTTGATATTGGTAATGATATCGGTCATGAAGTTGGCTTCACCGAACAATCCGGTGATGACCTGATCGATAAACGATCCATCGCCAAACAACGCATCGATAATGCTGCTGATAAACGCAACAGGACTCGTGAAATCGATATCGATCTGCGCACCGATTTGGCTGAAAATGCCTTCGATTGCATCCCCGATACCGGCACCAGAGAAGTTCCCGAGAATATCGAGCAAGCCCTGGAAATTTCCCCCGAGAGTGTTGAGGAAATCCCTTATCGTCAAGATGATTTCGGCGAGCTGCTGTAGCGCTTGTCCGACAATCGGAACTTCGCCGAACAGATCCAAAACGCCAGCAATGAACGCATCGATCATCGCGTTGATTACATCTTCGAACTGTGTCGTCGGGAAGATGTAAGTTGAGAGCATATGCCATGCGGCCTCGAATGCACTCAACGGGAAATCGGCTTCTCCCAGTCCAAGCAGAGCGCCGATCATCTGCAAGATATACTTGAGATCTCCGAAGTCGAATCCCTGCGCAGTGCCACCGCCGAGCAAAACGACAACATCGTTAATGAAGCTCTGAATCTGTTGAATGACATTCTGATTCGCTTCGTCGATGCCCTTTTGCATCTTGCGCATGTACGCGGCCATATACGCCACGTCGTTGTTGAGCTTGATCAGGTTTTTCGCCTGATCTTTATCGTAGCTCTCAGACGTGATCGAACCGAGTGCGCGCGATTCCGGCGACTCGTATTGGTATGACCCGTACCCACTTTGCGCCATTAGACTTTCAGCACCTTAGCATCGTCCCACAGCGTGTATCCGCCCGTGATAATCGCGTTCACGTTCAACCCTACCGAGATATCGTTCACCCCTGCGGGAACGACCCACCCGTTTTGCTGCATCGGAATCCACGTGTGATCGCCTGCAACCGCTGCAATCGTGTCCGCATCATGGTATCCGACCAAACCGCCGTCGAAGTAGTGGAAAATCCGAAGCGAATATCCGTCTCCCGCACCAGAAATCGTGATGTTCTCGTGTCGCATGGCTGCGAAGAAATTGAAAGTGTCTCCCGGCGTGACTGAAATCTTGTGAGACTCAAGCAATTCTCCCGAGTCGTCGCAATCAACACGAACGCAACCCTCGGTTTCGTAGCCCATCGAAGCAAATCGCAACCACGTCCCGCGCTTGGCGGTCCAACCCGCCAGGTTGGCGTCGAAATAGCCGTTGGAAAGTAGATTGTGATCTTCGATCTCACCGGGGTTTTCGTTGTATTCGATTGGATCGTAGTTGAACGCGCCTTCGGCTTTGAGCTTGAGCTGCATGAGGCCCTTTTCCTCATCGTAGGCCCAGCCGAGATATCTGTGCCACAAGGCGATTTCGCCAAGCCACGGGTATTCACCTTCGACGTAAAGGGAATCGCCGAGATTGTAGTGCCCGAACGGCGCGTGCGAGTGGTTCGGATCGACCAAGATCGTCTGCCAATACTTCGGCACGTTGCGCCGGGTCAGTTTTCGCTTCGCCCATGCTGCCGCGCGCTCGGTGGAATCAATTCTCGCGTCCTCTTCGAGAATCGTCCGACGCGCACGCGTCATATCAGCGTTAGACAGTCGAGACGAGTAGACCTTGCCGGGGAACCAGCCGCGAATGTTTACGTCGGAGACCCATTCGATGTCTTTTTCTTCTGCAAGTTCGGCCTGAATTACGTTGTCGCCCAACTTGAACGCCATGTTAACCTGCTGGACCCCACCGGAGGGGTACGCCAGCCGAATCTTCTTAATGACTTCGGTACGGTCCTCGTTCCACGTGGCCTCTTCGAAATAGTCAAAGGGAATGTCACGGGACAGGCCGGTGATGTAATCGCCGGAATCGGGGAAATCGATTGCGCGAACGAACAATGCGAAGAAATCGAACACCAGAATCGAACCGTCGTAACCGTAGCCGGGGAGCATCTGCGTCCCGCTGCTGGCGGGATACACGTCAATCCCGAGATTGGCGTTCGGAAACGATTGCAAGTGATTCCAGATTCGCTGAACGATTTCGAACGGATCGACGGCAATGTCGTTCCAGTTCTCAAGCCACGGAATGCCTTTCGGGTAATCACTGAACCCGACGCACTCCACGATCATGTCTCCGTTTTCCGGATCGATCTTGCAGTCGCGAGTAATCGCGCACGCGACAATCTGTCGCACGTAGTCAATTTCGAGTTCGGCGATAACCCATTGCCCCCACGATTTCCAGTTGATCGCGTAAGAGCTGCCATACTGCTCACCGCGCGGGACGCGGAAGTTGATCATGGACGGCGCGGACATTTGCCCCATAACTTGAGGTTCTTTCACAACGAGATCCCTCGAAAGGATCTCGTTGGTGTTCATCTCAATTACGGTGAACCGCAGCTTATCTGTGATCATCGAATCGTGCTCCACGCATCGCGCCAGAGCAAGTATGCCTTGCCACCGGACGGCCCTCCCCCACCACCACCGGGAACCTTGTCATAGCCCATGAAATCGGCGAAACCGGTTCCGATGGAAAGCAAATTGCCGTCCATGTCGAAGATCAGTCCGGAGTGACGGTTGGCCTTGTTGACCACGTTTCCCGTATCTTCCCAATCCACAACGGAAGTGCCGTTAAGGTATCCGTGGAAAGTGTTCGTCGCCGGATCGTAACCGACTCCGACCCAATCGTTTTCGGTCCAACTCGACGGCTTCACGTACTCGTCCAGAACTGCCGAGTACGCGTTATACGCTGTGCCAGTTCGCAATCTGATTCGGTCGTTTCCGAACGGACCCGCAGATACTTCGAGCACGAGGTAGTTCGTCATGTCGGCATTGCTCATGATCACGATGCCGCTTCGACCGCCCCACGGCTCAACGACTTTCGCTTGCGCGTATTGCTCTTGCGTGGCAAAAAGCTTTTCGGTGTAAAGCGCTGCCGACGTAGTTCCGAGCATCCCTGAACCAAGGAATTTCCGTGGCCGTTCGGGGTTGAACAGGTCGAACCGGACGACAACCCGACCGCCGATGTTGTCGAACGTTTCGGGGAGATTGAAGTAGTTCAGATCGTTGATGTCTTCGACCCACGACGCGTTACCGAGCGTCGGAACGAACGTGTTTACGTCGTCGCTCGTCCATCGAATCGGAACGGTCGTCTGTGCCGGAAGCACGAGTCGGTCGAGATAGTTCGTCTTTCCAATCATCTTGCGAATCAAGTTAACTCGCGAGCTGTTCACGATTCGTCGTTGGTGGGGATACGAGCTGATCTCTACGATTTCGCCGTCTGCGATGTTGTAGTCGAGTTCGATTTGTTCGTCGCCCACGGTGAAGATCGGATGGGTCATCGGCCCTTCGGCCACGATCCGGAACCACGAATCACAGTCCCCCAGAAGGCGAGTCAGATTCGAAGCGTTTGCGCCTTCGGTCATTTCGACCACGGACTCTTCTGCGGTGTAGGCCAATGTGTCGGCTTTGCGCCATTCCGCCGTGCATTCGATCCACCCGGCGAAATCGTGCGGACGACGTTCGTATTTGAATTTCCCTGGCCTGCCATAGATTACGCGCGTGATGCCATCTTGCCCGCAGACGTAAACCGGCATAAGCGAACCCCACACCTGTCGTCCCGCGTCATTGCGCCAGATCTTGTGGAGCTGATCAACCGTGACATTGCCGTTGAAAATGTCGTTCGTCAAACCTAGTGGGTTGAAAGCATTTTCGCGAATGTAGTTCTTCATCACTTTGAAAGTGATCGTAATGATCCCTGGCGCAAACTGATCCACGCCGAACTGCTTCTCGCTTGCACGCGAGCGCTGGTAATCCTGGTTTGCAATTTCGTCCGGATCGATCTCGAATCCGGTGACGCGGACGTTGGTTCCCTTGCCCAGCACCAGATTTGAGATCTGGTACTGGCCGGGAAGCAAATTCATCGCTGGCGCTGTCATTGCTGATTACTCGATCCCATTCCGGCGGTCTTCACTGCGAACATCATAGTCCGAGTCAGTTCGGCGGGGTCTGCGCCGCGCTCTGGGAACACGTTCAATTCGCCGATGGCGGGTTGCTGTTCTGGCGCTTGACCCTGCCCCGGCAACGCGTGTTCGCGCTTATCGAGCGGATTGTCTTGGCTGTACGCTTTCAGAGTTTTGTCGTTTTCATCCAACAGGAACTTGACGTTCCCCTCCAATTGCGAAGTGCCACCGGCCAAGAAACCAAGGAACTCTCCGAAGTATGTACCGAAGATCCGGTACGCCTCTTGAGTGAGATCGATGATTCCGTTGACGGTATCCAGCGCGCCAGAAATGATTCCAGAAATCGCCGAAATCCCTTGCAGCGCAGAGGCCGCACCACTTGCACCACCGGACGGATCGGCACCGCCTGCGGCAGAGACGATTCCGCCGATTGTTCCGCTGACCGACGAGACTGCACCGGCCACGCGCGCAGCGAGGTCGATGAACTTCTGAATCTCGTCAACCATGTTGTAGATGTCTTCGGAGTTTTCGATTCCCCGAACCAACGTGTCGGCAATGTTTTTCGCGCCACCGATAGCGTCGAGAGACGAATTGATAACTCCGAAAATGTCTTTCGCGATGCTGGTCGCGCCGGAAGCGATAGACGACGCGGCGTCAATCGGATTCACGCCTTCGGTGATTCCGCGCTCACCCATGATGCTGGACTTGATCGATTCCAGCGATTGGGTCTGCTGCCGACCCATTGCGGTATCGTTCGTCGCCGACGAATCAATCGCCCGCTGAATCTCGGAAAGCGACGAAATCACCTGTGCATCAGTCGAATCCGGATTCTGACCGATAGTGATCGCTTCATCCAACGCGCTGTTGTTCTGCCGAAGTTCAAACAACATCTGTTCTTCGGTTTTCAGCGACAGACCTTGCGTCGTGTTCAGCCGTTCCAGCTCTTGCGGAGTCAGCTCGGAAAGATCCGGACCGGGGCTTGCGCCCAAGCCGTGAGCCGTCGCACCACCGGGGCGGTAGAACCGACGAGTAAGCGACGGATCGTCTGCGCCCGATCCACCGATTCCGCCGCGAGCTGCCGCTGCATCGCTTCCCCAGTTGAACGGAGTTCCACCAGGAAGCGTTGCCTGCATATGGCTCACGTTGAACGCAACGCGGAAATCGCCTTCGCCACCAGCACCAGGAACGAACCCATGCTCGGTAAGCCACTGTGCGGCGTTTCCAGTGTTCATCGAACGGCCACCGGTTGGGCGACCGTCCATGATGTTGACCAGATCCTCAACTGCGCTAGAGCAATCTGCGAGACCCTTTGTCAGATCGGCGTTTCCGGTCTGCGAGTAGCGACCGGCAGGAACGCGCGCGAGCAATGCCTGATCGCTCGTGTATGCGCCGGTCATTCCGCTGGCGCTAGTTGCGCGCGGACTACTCAACGACGAAATGATTTCGTCGTAAATGTCGCCAGCGTTGCCCTCCAACGTTTTACCGAACTTGCTCAATTCGGTCGGAAGTGCCTTGATGATGGCTTCGCGAGTATCGCCGCGATTGACACCTTCACCAACAACGGCTGCGGCGATTTCGTCAACAGACGGATTTGCGATCCCGGCAAGACCCGCCATGCCGGGCAAATCTTTCAGCCCTGCGGCAACTCCGTCTTTTGTGCCGGAAGCGGCAGCACTGCTAAGTTTGGCTTGCAGCGCATCATCGCGTTTCTTCTGCAAGTCCTCGTCAGAAATATTCGGATCTCGACGGAATCCGAAAGCTGCGCCGGGACTTTGACCGAAGAACTTTCCAGATCCAGTCGGATCAGAGATAAACTTGAGAGCTTGGAAAACCGTATCCGCTGCTTTTCCGATAACGTCGGTTAGATGTTCCCCAAAAGCCACCAATTGCTGCAAACGGCCCAAAAACTTGCCGAAGTCATACGGTCCCTGTAGGGCTTGAGCCGCGCCGCCTGCTACCGTGCTGCCAGCGGACGCCACGGACCCCGCGCTGTCGGTCATGCCGGAAGCGAAGTCGGTCACGATCCGGCCACCGGACAGGTAGGTCCAGCCCGACCCCGAGAGCGGACCCTTCTTCGTGGGCGACCCCGGCTTGAGGTAGTCCTGCACCGCCTGCGCGATTGTGTGACCGGCGTCGTCAATCGCCTGCTTGCTGTCCAACATGCCCTGCGCAAACTCAGAAACGATTTGCTGACCAAAAGTCCGCATCTGAGAAACGAGAGCCTGCATGCGAGACGCAAACGAATCCATCGGCGTCGTGGCAAAAGCCTTCTGGAATGCCGGTGCGATCTTATCGACCTCTGCGATCAAACTCGCAATTGTCGTCTTGACCGTGTTGAGAACGTAATTCGTCTCGTCGTAGCCCTTGGCAATGATCGTGAATTCAAGCTTGCCGTCCGCAACGACATTCTTGACTTCCTGAATCTGGGACTTTACTTCGTCCAGAGTTCCGGTGTCGATCTGAACATTTACCGGCTTGGCGTTCAGTTCATCGATCTGCTTTTTCAGATCGGCAATCGTCTGATTCGCCTTGTCGAGCGCGGCCTGATCAGCGGGCGCGGGCGCGACAACGGGCGGATTCTTCGGCGCTTCTGGTGGCGGCTGATATGGCGGTTTCGGACCCGGCTTATTCGGATCAACCGGCATAGTGACCGGCTTCGGCGGGGGAGCGCCGGGAAGCGCAATGCCATTCTGCGAAAGCTGCGCCTTGAGCTTTTCGAGCGCAACCGGATCAACACCGGGCTTGATCGTAATGGTGTCTTCGGAAATCGCACCAACGACCGGACCAAGCGCGGATTCAATTGCCTGCTTGATCTTTTCGGTATCTGCGCCGGGAACAACCGGAATGGTGATTTCCTGGCCTGCGGTCGTCGTTTGCAGCTTGGCAACAATCGCGGCGAGCTGTTCGCCGATCTTGTCGCCACCCTTGACGTTGACCAGAATCGACACAACGTCGGGAACTGCGCCTTCGAGCGCTGCGAGTTCCCGAACCTTTTCGATGGGAATGTCGAATGCGCTTGCCAGCGATTGCAACGCGGGCTGCATCTGTGCCCATTTTTCCTGAACGTTTTCGCCGTTGGCGGCAGCATTGAGGAAATCGCTAGCAAGTCCTGCGATGGCGTTGCGCAGATTTTCGGCGTTGACCGAATTTACGTTGTAAAGGCCGGTTTGCGCATCGAGAATATCGTTGAGCGGTTGGCTGCTATCGACCAAAGTCGCAGCGTTGTCCCCAATCTCGCGGATCGATTTCGCGTACGCAAAAGCTGCGTCAAGTTGTGAAGTCTGCAAAAGGCCGAGACCCTGCAAAGCCGTTTTGAGACCATCCAGCTTGCTTGACGAATCCCCGGCAGCATCGGCAATTGCCTGAATTCCTTGAACGAGTTTGACACTGCCAGTTCCGGCTTTTGCGAATTCTGCTTGGGTCTGCGCGTATTCGTCGCGAATTCGCTGCAAAACATCGGCAGCTTCGTTGCCGCCCTCTTCGCCGCTGTTTCGCAACGTGCTGACAAAATCGTTGAACGCCGATTCCGACGCTGTGATCTTTCCGGCAAGATCCTCGCTGGAAAGTCCGAGCCGGTCGAATGCCGCTTGAGCGTGCGCCGCATCTTGCGTGCGCTTTTGCAGATCATTGAAAGCGCGAGTCTGACTCGTCGGAATATTCGGACCCTCACCATTTGTGGATCGATCCGACTCATTTTCACGGTCGGCCCGACCACCGGCGAAGTAGTTCGAAATGTTGTCCCAGATGCCGGGAACTTGCTTGGCGAGATCCTTCTGTTCGTTGATAACGTCGGTCGTGCGACTCTTGATCTGGTCGAAAACATTCTTTCCGGACAGACCGAGATCAGCCGAGAATGCGTCTCGCAGTTCCTCTTTGAACGTCTTTGCCGACTCTGCCGACTTTGCCAGCGATTCGCGGAAAGTCTTGAGGTTGTCGTCGTTGTTATTCATCATGCCGATGAACAACAGGAAAGCTGCGGCTACTGCGGTCAGCGGCCCGATCATTCCGGACAGGGCTGCGCCGACCTTACTGAGACCGGCATGAGCCTTTTGTCCAGCGCCGCCGAAGTAGTAGAGAATGTCAACTACACCGGAAGCCAATCGCTTGAATCCGGCAAATGCGAGACCGATACCGGAAATCACCTGAATCAGGTTTCGCAGCGGGCCGATCACTGCGGCCAAAATCTTGAATCCGGCAGCAAGGCCGAGAATCCAGCCGATGTAAGTATTGAGGCCGAGACCATCCAAGAAATTGAAGAATTGCTCCACAATTTCCAGGGCAAGTTTCAGCGCCGGAACGAACACATCGGAGAATGCCGACGAAATTTGCTGAACGACCGGGATAACGCTTTGCAAGGTATCCCAGAGATCGATCAGAATTTCTTTCAGACGGTCGATCTTTTCAGTGCCGAGACCGCGCACAGCATCGCCGAACGACTTGATGAATCCGGTCGCGGCGCTCTTTTCAACGGCAGCGTTGAACTTTTCCATCGAATCGGCAAAACGCTCAAGCGCGTTGTCGCCGGAATCGTTGGCGAACATCGTGAGGATCGTCCACAGGGCTTTCGTCAGATCCCACAGTCCGTTTGCGAGATCCTTTGCCCCCTGTACGGCGTTTTCCATCCACCGCATGAGGTTACCGTTTTCACGGTTAACGCGCGCCCACTCGGCGAATCGCTGCGTCAATCCCTCGGCACCGGCAGAAAGGTTGCGAATGAATTCCATGCCGACAACTGCGATATCTCGCAACCCACTGCCGACCGGAACAATCGCTTTGTTGAGATTCCGAATCGTTCCGGAAGCGTAAGTAAACGCCAATCCGAAGTCTTGAACGGTCTGCTGCGCCGTGAGCAGATCCATAATCTTGGATCGCGTATCCACGAACGCTTGCGAAACAACCAATGCGCCGTGTCGCAGCGGACCCATGAATTGCTTCGCGAGCGCTTCTACGTCTTTGTCTGCTCCCTGCGCAAACGTCGTCATCATTTCTTCGCGAAGGCCCTTGAGGGACTTCACGGTGTCAACGAGAACTCGACCGAGATTGCGGAATTGCGGAGGAACCTTTTCCATCGCTGCCGCAAACTTCTCCGGATCGTCCATATTCTTGAACAGATCCTCGAAAATCTTAGTGAATCCCGTAAAGATTGCCGTCAGCGTTCCGACCGCAACACCAATCGTGGCGAAAACGCCAGGGAGCGCGAGCAACCCGCCAGCGAGCTGAGTAACGCCATTCAGCAATCCGTTCAGAATGTTGCCAATCCAAACGAGACCTTTACCGAGAACTTCTACCCCGGCAGAAGCGACGGAAGCGGCTGCGCCAATGGCGAGCAACATCGCCGGTTTGATCTTGGTAATGAATCCGAACCGGTCGGCCAAACCCCTCAAGCCCTGTCGCATGAGCGCAACACCGGCAATCGACTCTGCCGCGCCAATGCCGAACTTGCGAATCGCCGAATTCAGTCGAAGAACCTGTTCCCCGAGCTTGCCGCTTGGGGCGATCGCACGCATAACGTGAAACGAAAATTCCCCAACCGTATCGCTGATCTTTTTCAGCGGATGCCAGTTTACGCGGAAAATCTTATTGAAACTGATATCAAACAGTTTCGCCGCAAGAGCTGCGCCCTGAAATGCACCGACCAGCTTGAGAATCGACTTTTGCCATGTCGGAATGTCCTTCATGGCTTTGTTCAGTCCGAGCATGCGACCGGCCAACAAGCCAAGCGCATTTCCGGCTACCGGCAGCCCACGGAACGAACGGACGAATCCGCCCATGCTGTCGGCCTGCCCCCAGCGATGCCATATGGCAAGCGCGTTGGCAATCATTCCGCCGAAATCGTTCGCTGCGTTCGCTGCGGCCTGCAAGCGATTGATCAGATCTCGCAAACGGACGTTCAGAACGTCCACTTCTCGTCGGCCACGATGAACTTCTGTTCCGGAGAAGTTCATCGCACTGCCGAAATCTCGCGCATGCTGTGCGGCGCGACGAATCGTGTCCGATGCCGTACTCAGCGTTCCGCCGAGATTGCGCAGTTGCACACGCCAGTTCGACGTAGACCGGGCTGCGTTAACCTGCGCGCCGTCCACTTCATCAGTGGCGCGCTCGTAACGCTTGGCGTCCTTTTCGGTTTTATTGAAATCCCGACCGAGATTCTTGATCTCGCGTTCCATTTTGTTCAGCGACGTTTGGAAAGTCGCGAACTGACGCTCTAGCTTTTTGACCGTCCGGACGAATTGCTCAAGCGTCCGGTCGGCCTGTCTCGTTCCCCGGTCGTCAACATCGATTTTGATCCGACCGTGGGCAGTGCCGAGATCATAATTCGGCGAACCTGGCGAAGTCACGGCATGCCCTTTCCGGTCAAATCTTCCAACGAACTACTTCGTCTTTAGTTTTAGATGTGTCCGGATTTTGTGGATCGCCTTTTACTGCACCCTTAACTGCTGCCGGGTCGCGGAATCTTTGGATTTCGCCGCCGAGATGTTTTTGAAGTACGCCAAGGCGAGCGCCGTTGGCAAGACGGTCAGCTGCGATTCCCTTGCGATTCTTTCGCGCTTTCTTTTCTGCCGCTGCCATTTCAGACTCAAGCATCCGGCCAAACAAAAAGACACCGCGATTAAAGTAATAGCCTTTTGGAGTCGCAGCATCGAAGCACCAAAGATCACTCGGTGGGCAGTGGAACGCTGTCGCCATCTGGTAGGTTTGCCACACTAGGCTGCGATTCCTCGCGAAAGGTGGACAGGCCCTCCGAATCGAAAACGACAGAGAAGATGGCAACTCGATCGGTGAAATCGACGGAATCGACGTAGCGCAAACCAGCCTGGCGGGCATTGTCGTGCAACGGCGGCGCGTACAGAGTCGGCGCAACCACGCCGTGAACGACAATCGCGTTGATCATGTTCTCCATCTTGGAGAAATTCTGCGCGTTGCCGATTGCCTTGAGAATGACCGAAGTGTCCTCTTCGGGACCGGTCTTGTCGGCGGGCTTCTTATCGTCGGTGACGAGAGCCTTCGCCATGAAGTCGAGATCTTCGATCATGCCGAGACGGAGGATATCGGTCATGTCGAGACGGCGCACCAGAACGGTTTTGCCGGATGGAACGGTGAATTCAAAGGGCTTCTTCGAATCGTTGTCCTTGCCCCAGTCGTCGGTTTCGTACTTGGAGAGATCGATGTCAGTCATCCTGCGCTCCTTGGCGTCCTAGTGGATTTTCTGTTTTACAGCAATTCGCCGGATTGTGTGCCGGGGAAGTCCACACAATCCGGCGAATTTGCGTCTTACGGGATGGTTACCGTGATGGGCGGGCAGGGGTCGGAGGTCACGCCACCGACAATCGCCGAAACGCGAAACTTGACCGAACCGCTGGAAAGGCCGGTCGGAGTCGCGTTCGCCGAAGTCGGGTTGGTGATTGCCGATTCCCAGGTGGCACCGGCATCCGTGGACTTCTCCACCACGTACGCGGTTGCCCCGGCGACCGGAGTCCACGTCAGCGCGACGGACGCGGACGGCGACGTTCCGGTGACCGACCCGGCAGTCAGATTAAGCGGCGACTGAACCGGGTTCGGATCGGGAGTCAGCGTCAGAGCGGCGCTGGTCTCGCGACGGAAGATCGAGTAGAGCAGGTCGTTGGTGTCGTCCAGCAACGGCAGGCCGACGCCGGAAACGGCGGTCGTCATGAACTCACCGTCGCTGAAATCGGCGTCGATGGTATCGTTGCACCGGCACCGGTAAATGCGAACGAGGATATCGCCGCCCGAATCGGAAATGATCTTTCCGTCGATTCGGAAGAACGGGCGAGACTGCGTTGCCTTCTTCCGCAGTTCGATCACGCGGTTCGGCGTGAGGCCGGATTCGACCACATCGCCACCGGTGAGGATCGCCCAAACCGGCGTGCTCATGCCGCCCGCTTCGAGATCCCAATCGACCTGCGCACCCTGGCCGCGCGTGGTGATCAGCTTGTCGTCGCCGCGCAACTCCTGAAATTCCTCGGATTCCGAGAAGGACAGGGTTTGCATGTACGGCAGATCGACGCTGGTGGAACCGAGAACGTTTCCGGCAGCGTCGATGTACTCGGTCAGCTTGCAATCGCGCACACCATAGGGGAGTGCGTCTGCAACCGGAGCGCTCATCTTCGGTTCCCTTTCGTTATATCTTTTTGAACCGTCTTGTTTCTGTCAGTTTGATCGATCCGTCGGAATTCAACTTTCCGAGATCCCAACGATGTCGAACAACCTCGTTCGGGGTTTCTTTGCAGAATCTCGAAGTACAGATGATTTCGAGAATCCCCGATCCCTGTTCAGTTAGTTCGCCGTGTTTCCGACTCTTGCAACGGATATCGGCCATTTGCCGAATCCGTCCGCATTAGTCGTTCAGGTATTCGAACCGAGTCGGCTCGTGCTTCGTGATCGCGTCGGCTGCGGCCTCCGAGATCTGGCCGCTCTCCGAACCGACCGAAACGGTGAAATTGTCCTTCCGGAAATTCCACACAACTCGCGGATGGCCCTTCACACCGACCTGTTCGAAATCGGCGGTTTCGAGAACGACGGAAGTTCCACCGTGCGTCGGAATCGCGCGCACGCGCTTGCCGCTGGTGTCCGGACCGGGCGCGCGCTCGGTCACGTCTCGGTCGTCGGGAGTGGTCGCGGCCAGCTCGGCAGTCGAAGGGATGCCTGCCGGTCGCTGCGGAGCGTTCGCCATGATGTGTCCTGCCTCTGCGCTTGACTGCGGATCGACCCCAATACTAGCTGATTCAGGCTGCATTCTCGTCATATAGCACGCCATAAACCGCGTGTCGTGCAATTGTCCTGTACCCCTCGTCCTGCAAATTGGCCGACCTCCCTGCCGACCTCACCACCGTGACCCGCTGACCGTCATTTCCGGTCACGTGTTCAATTGGGTCGAAAATAAAATGCACCCGATTCAGAATGCGATTGAGATCGTCGTAATCGGTGCTGATTTCCCACGGGATATGCGCCCAAACTTGTAGCACGCGTGGAGCTTTCGGAATGCCATTCTGCATGCCAGTGTAGGCCTGCGAAAACAGAGTCGATTCCTGCCAATTGAATACGACGAATGGTCCGTCGTGGCGTGGACGACCTTTCTCACTGATCGACAAATCAGCCATGTCGTAAATGTGTCCAGCAACCTCAAGATCCGAATTGAGAATTGTATCAGCCTTGAGCAATTCCATGAGAGCAGAAGCGGCCATTAGTCCATGATCCCTTCTAGATCACTCATAAGCTTTCGTCCGAGCAATAGCAAAGTCGGTTGCAGAATTTGATAGCGACCAGAATTTGCCACTTCGAGCCAGATTCCGTAATATACGGAATAGGTGAGGAAGATTTCGTGCATTCGCGCGTAATGGCCGGGAATAGCGAACAGGCCGCTTCTGGCCGCGCCGGTACGGTCCGTCCACGGCGCATTCGTCCGCATATAGCCCTGTCCGTAGGCTGCGTCGTAGTCCACGACTGCTGTCACGCGACGATTGACCTCTGCTGGTACCTCGCGCACGTTTTTGCGCAAACGCGCCATTTCAGTGGTATTGAGATCGAACGAAACCTTAGCCATGATCGGGAGCCGAACCGTGCGTAACTCCCCCGCCCTTGACTTCGTAGTCGTTGAACGGAAACAGATATTCGATCACGTAGTTCTGATCGCCCTCTGTCCAATGATCACCAATTTGAATATCGGCGTCGTGCTCACCGACCACGATGAAGTCAAACCGTCGAGTCTTCCCATCGGCTGTAACAACGATTCCGTCGCCACCGGGATAAATCATCTTGACGATTTGCGGATCTTTCGGCGTCCCGTCAATCATCCGGTGAGACCCGCCCGGGCGCTCTTGGCGAATGCGGGGAATGAGAATCAGCGAAGTAGGATCGGTGTCGATGAACCACTTCGTCAATTTGCGATTGACCGCGTTTTCGAAAACGAGAGCACCCACGCTATCCCCTTAGATTCGTCGGGAATGCCAATCCGCGCTTTTCGTTTCGAACCGCAGTGTGAATTCGTACGCGCGGTTTGCCCGTAGGGTCTTCGCCGCCCGACTGATCTTCGTCATCGGCGCGCTTTTGCCAAACGTCAATCATCTGACGCGCGTTTTCAAAGATATTGCCAAGATCCCGGCTTGAGCCAGACTCAGATACAGAGGCCATCGTGGAAGACTTGGCGGCAATCGCACGCCAGCACGACAGAATGACCTTTGTTTCGCTCAAGCCGGAATCCAGCAAGATTCCAATGTAGCTGGAATCCACCCCGAAGAGGTCGGCCTCGTCGGGGAGCTGTGCTTGTACTGCGGAGACCGCAGCGTCGTCGGCCACGGTGCCCGCTCCTACTCGCTGTTGTCGCCGGTTGTCGCGGTGTCGAACGAATCGCCGTTCGCCGGATCAACGAACTCGTCGGTATTCACCGGAGCCGGGTTCGCCTTGCGCTCTGCATTTCGCTTATCCTGCAAAGCGATGATCAGAGCGTCGTCCAGATCGCGACGCTTCGTCAGATCCGAGTGATCGCCGTTCGGATCGACCGTCTTGAGTTCGGCCTTCACCGCATCGATGTTCGGGAGCGATTCGACGTGTTCGATGATATCCTCATCGAACGCGTCCGGATCTTCGAGAACTTCGCCGGTATTCGGATCGACGTAATCGAAAGCGCCGGTTGCGTCGGAACGATCCTTGAGCGGAATCACCCGACCGGTATCGGTGTCGAGCACCGTTCCCGGCAGCGGAGCGCCACCCACGTCGTAGTCGTTGTCGTCGCGCTCGTCGCCGTCGAAACTGGCCGACTCCGGATCTTGACCGGCCTGTTCCAGTTCGTCCGGAACGCGAGTCCCGTCCGCACCGAAACGCCGTTCGTTCTCGATGATCTCGGATGCCCGACCACGCGACCGCAAGTATTCCTTGTCGGTCTCGCTGTACGGCTGATTCGGATCGATGTAGCGGCCCATGCCGAAAACCTTTCTGTTGTCCGGTGATTCGGGCGATTTGCATCGCCCGAATCACCAGTCAGCTTATCAGACTAGGCCAGAAGGCCGGTGCCCTTCTTGTACCCGTTCGGAATCGTGTACGTCGGCTGGTCGGTGATCTGCATGATCGCCGCGCCGCCGCGCTGGCGGATGCCGGTACCGAACGAATGCGCGTAGAACGAATCGACCAGCGGGAAGCGCTGCTGGTTACCCGGCAGAATCCGAAGACCCTGCATCGCCGGATTCGCGTGCTGGCGGAAACCGACCGGGTTGCCGAGGTTGCCCGCGCCGCCCGATGCCACCATGAGCATGTAACCGGGCGGAATGAACGACTCTTCGATGATGTAAATGTCACCGTACGAGCCGATCACGCGCATTCCGCGATACGTCGAAGGCGGCAGCGAACCGAGCAAGCCTTCGGCGTTCGGCAGAATCACGGCGGGCTGATTCGCCGCCGGAATGAAGTCGTAGGTGGCGTTGATGCCATTGGCAGAAACGACACCCCGACGCCAACCCCGAATCTTGTCGGTTTCGGCCTTGTTCGCGAGCAGGTAGAACGTCGATCCGGTTTCCAGACCGTAACCGTGCTCTGCGATCAGCGTGTACAGATCCTCCACGTCCGACGAATCGAGCGTGGTGTTGCCGGTCGTCAGATAGTGGTTGTGGGTCGCGGTGAAGGTGTTGCCCTTGTACGGCGGAGGCACGATTCCGACATCGACACCGTTGTACAGCGGGAACACGTTGTACGGCTGGTTGCGAATGTTGGTTCGGCGAATCCGGTTGTCGAACAACGCCTCCATGATCTTCCGGAAGACGAGTCGCCGGTCGGCCAGCATCATGCCGTTGTGCATTGCTTCGATCTGGCGAGAATCGGCGTCCGCGAGGAACATCCACGTGTAGCCGAGACGCTTTCCGTAGTGGCGAAGGTCGTAACCCATCGACCACATTTCCACCTGCTGCTGCGCAGTGGTCGGAATGCCGTATTCCGTCAGCTCATCGAAGCTGATTTCGCCGATCTGCGGAACGACCTCGACCGGCGTTTCGACCGGGAAGGTGAGCAGGTCGATCAACGTCTGCTGCTGTTCGGCGTACATTTCGAGAGCCAGCGCCGCGATGTCCCAGAGGTCGTTCAGATCCACGCCATCGGCGGTGTGGGTGACGAGATCTGCGGACGACGCATAACCGCCCTGTTGGACCGGCTGCGTGCCACCGAAGATCGGAAAGACGGGAATACCGTCGATCATCGGCATTCCGGCGAATTCCTGATATGCCAACATATTCGGCATTCCCTTCGTTTCCTAGTTTGTCGAAGTCAGTCGGATCGGACGGTTTACGGAACGTCCAGAGCGACGGCCAGAGCCATCACGTTGACGAACAGACGCGCGCCGTTGGTCGCGTGGGACTCGATCGTCCAACCGACCAGAACCGAACCGTCTGCTGCGGCAGTCCCGAGCACGCCTGCCGAAGACGAGAAGATCTTCGTTCCGGCAGCGGGGACCGTTCCGTTGGCGAGCTTGAAATTGGCGATTTCGCCCTGAACCATCACGTCGATGTTGTCACCGGCCTGATAGGTGTCGAGCAATGCACCAGTCAGCACATTCGCCCCGGCGACCGGCAGAATGACTCCGACGATTCCGGTCTGACCGCCGCCGATGACAACCTGGCCGGACGAGTTCAGGCCGACGCCGAGAACCTTGTTGCCGTTGGCGGTTTCGTCCAGATCCACAGCCAGCGGCGCAACAAACGTGCCACCGTAGGGATTGCTCTTTTCGAAACGGGGCTTTGTTGCGAGAGCCATTTCAGTCCTCCAATTGGGGCTTGTTCGCGGCTAATCGTAACACCGCGAGTTCTGGATTCTGCTTCGAAACACCTGCGTTTTGCGGCGTGTTTCTATCCCATGTGGGGTAGGCCGCTTCCGTTGGCGAGCACCGGGAACTTCTTCATGGCTGCGGCGCGCTTGGCAGCCTTGTCCTGCGGGGGAGCCGGGGGACGCGGAGGGTTGCCGCTCGTGCGCTGGCGGGTCTGCTGCGTCGTCTGCTGCGTCTGTTCGGTCGTCACCGCTTTGACCAACCACGGCGAACTGGTCGCAATGCGATCCAATTCCGCGTCCATTCCGTCGATTTCGGCGATTCCCTTATCGATGTCGAGATTCACCTTGATCTTCGACATGTCGAGTTCGCCCTGAACCTGCCGCGTCGAATTCCACTGGTGCTTCGCGTTGTTCGCAATGGCGTTTTCGATCACCTTGGTCTGCAACAGGTTTGTGAGATTTTCGAGCTGACCTTTCAGCTTGTTGATCTCGATTTCCTGATTCTGTTCCTTGGTGCGCTGCGCCGCTTCGGCCTGTTCTTGCTGTTGCTTGAACGTCGAATTCTCGGTCGTCGCCGTGTTCAACTGTTCCGTCAACTGCTGAACCTGCGAAGTCAGCGTTTGTGACTGGGTGAGCAACTGCGCCAACGCATTCGGATCGGATTGCAGCTTGGCAATCGGATCTTCGTTTCCGGTCCCCGAACCGCCGCTTCCGGAGCCGCCCGACCCGCCACCGGCGTTTCCGTTGCCAGATCCACCGTTCCCGTTTCCTTCGCCGGAACCGTTTCCGCCGTTGTTCTCTTCGCCGCCGAAGATCGGATATGCGTCGAGAATGTTGAGGTAATTTCGCTTGGCGCTGTCGTCCAGAACGGCCAGAAGCGGAGCCGGGGTGGGATTCGACGGGGTTTGCATGGCACTGCCTTTCGGTGTCCGTGAATTATGCGGCGTGTCGAGATTGCCAGTCACGATAGTATCCTGCCTTTAGGTTTGCTGCAAAGCTTTCGAATGGCTCAAGTTCGGGTGTGCAGAAGCAACGGCAATGCGGGTGTGGTTTGGCCGGTGTCTGGTCAGTTGGGAAAAGCGCTATGCGCGCGTATTGTTCGCATTTGCATCCTTGCGGCAAATGCGTGCTCGAAAGATTCCAACGATTCGAGTCAACCCACGGACGATTTTTTGAAAGTTCGAGAGTGGTGGCGTGAAACGCATTGTTGAGTTCGGTCCGCCCCAACCGCATAGCAGCATAAGACGTTCCGCCTGGTGTACTGGGAAGTATGTGTCCACGAACTGCCTTCGCAATGTCGGCTGCGCTGTCTCCTCGTGCAATCGAAGACGTGACGATTCGCTGAACCCAACCATTGGCGAGACTTCGAGTACGGTAGACTCGGGAAGATAAGGGGATTTCAGAACGGGTAATCCGATTGATGGCATGTGCGACTGAAAGCTCTGCCTGTCTTCTCTGGCCGCTAACGAACGAATCAACCTGTCGCTGTCCTCCGACAGAAGAAAATGCTGCCCTGAGATAGCGAATGTCCGTTGCGGTGAATGCGTCAACTGCGGCGCTTGCTGATTTTCCATGTCCGTCCTTAATGATGGGAATCATCTGTTTGAAAAGTGACGCGTGAACATCACGAACAATTGCCATCGTGAGCTTGATTTGCGCTGTCCGCACGCCAGCCGAAAACGTCGGATTGTCTTCGAGCAGAATCAGGCGATTTCGTGCATCCTCTGCCGCCTGTAGCAGAACCGTCCGAATGCGCGTATCCGTGCGCGACTCAACGGCGATATACCGATCCAGCCACCGACGACGCAAAACGTCGATATTGGGGGCTGTGTTAAGAGGCCGGGGGCTAGTCACCCTAGCCTCCACTCGATGACATCACCCCTGGTGGCTATCCAGTAGCGCCACCCGAGAGCCGGGTTGGGCCAGCCGACGATATCGCGCGGCGACGGCCACGGGATACCAGTGGGGTGCGTGTGAAACATGCCGATGATCCGTTCACCGTTGCCGATGATGTCGGCAGCGGCGATTTTGAACTCCCCTAGATCGAAATAGAAGTTCTCCCTTGGGAATTCGTGGATATTTGCAATGTAAAAGATCTCCATCTTATCGGAAATCAGCCCGCAGATCTCTTCCGGAGATCCTTGACATTGCAAAATCAATTCTTCCCGGCATTCCTTTGAAAGAGGAAATGCCGGGGTCCACACCCGCTCAACCTTCCTGCCGCCCAGAGAAATCGCGTGGTCGGTGCTGGCCGGGTGTGCTGGTGATTCCGGCGAAATGACTGTCCGGTTCATTTCCTACTTTCTCCGTCTTGCTGCCTTACGTCGCTGTGCGCGTGGTGCTTTCGCCCTCTTGCCAGCAATCGACGCCATTCGAGCATCGTACTTCTGGACACCAGTCTTCGACTTAGATTGAGGAATCCTGTGCTTGCCTCGACGTACAATGACGGTTGGACCAGCACCCCGAGAAGTACCAAGACGTACCTGTGCTCCACCGGCAGACGCTCGAACAGCGGGGTTCTTAATGTCCAAGTTCTTTCGTAGCGCTCCCGCAACTTTGCCACGACGAGATCCACTTGGCGCGATAACTGCGACTTTCGCTTTGAGAGCACGGTCCACCGCCGTTTCACGAGTTGTCGATTCGATCCGTGCGTAACCGCCGATCACGATTCGCTTGTTGGTCCCCGGCAAAATCGTTCCGGCATTTACACCAACAGTCTGAGATCGCTTATTCGCACGAACGTAGGGAACGGTGTTGGCCTTCAATCCCTTCACGCCAACACCGCGCGCCTTTTTGTTGCCGACCGGCGTACCGGGATTCGGCTTGTAGTCCACACCAGGCATTTTCGTCTTTGCGTGACGAGTTACCTTGCGCGCCTTGAGCGCTCGTGTCGCACCGGCCTGCGCGCCCCGAACGGCAGCTTTCGTTGCCGCCTCTTGCGCACCTTTTCGGCCATTCGCCAAACCACCCTGAACGGCAGCCTTCGCGACACGACGAACCGAGCCGGAACGCGCCCAGCGTCCCAGCCGATCTCGTGGTTGTCGCGGATTGAAACTCATCGTCGTTTCTTCGCTTTCAGCTTTGCGATTTTGCGCTGACCTTTGGCCTGCGTCTTTTGTCCCTTTCGGTACGCCTTGACACCACGCGTATTCAAGTAAACGCCGCCCTGTCCGTCCGTGTACGCGTTTCGCTGAACTGTCTTGGCGCGCTTGACAACTCGCTTGTGCGTTTTGCGCTGAACGCGAGAGATCTTGCGATCAATCCGACCGTGACGACGACGCTTGCGGGCGGATGCCAAAGACGCTTTGCGTTGCGCCGCTTTCTGTTTCGCCGAACGCGCCATTATCTGGCCCTCGCCTTCACCTTGGCGCGATTGGTCTTGATCTTGCGAATGCGCTTTTTGGCCGCGCCGTGAGCAACACCGGCTGTGCCGACCGCCGCGCCTGCGGCATATCCAACAGCCATGCCTTTGCCCGAAAGTGTCGCTAGCCCACCGTAAGTCGCTCCGACCTTCCCGGCGCTATGGATCTTCGAGCGCGCAGATCGTTTCGGTGGTCGCTTGCCCTTTTGCATCGCCGAAACACGAGCGCGACGATTGGCTGTGTTTCGATCCAATGCCTGAACGGCGTTGAGAGTGTTGATCTTGCTCTGCAAGGATCGACCGCTTTTACGTCGCTTTCGCGCCGACGCCGCTTGCGCTTTTCTCAGCGCTGCGCGACGCGCCGGAGTCATGCGGTATGCCATTATCGGGCCTTTCTGCGACGACGACGTTTCTTCGGTGCGATTCCACCGCGAAGTTTTCGTGCTCTCGCCGCTGCCCGAATGGCGATTTGTAGTGCTGCGCGCTGACGTGCGGTGAGCGGTTTCGACTGTCCGGTACCCGCTTTACGACGGACTGTTCTCTTCCGTTTCGCCGCAATCACTTTCGGTCTCCTGTCACCGCGAACGAACTCGGACTCGACTGCCCTTTTTACCGCTGTGCTTACTTTCGGGGAGTCGCCGATATCTTACTTTCGGCCCGCCCTTTGTTTTGTGCGCTTTTTCCCTTGCCCACGGTTGCTTTGTCGCAAAAGCCCAACTATCGCCACTGCTTCTTGGATTTGTAACCGGCGTATGTGCCGCGTTTCTTTCTCCTAGCCACAGTGCAAAATCACCTTCTCTCCCAAATACTCACGCACACGCGCTACGTAATCAGGGTCTTCAAACCGGGAGACAACCATGTTGCATCCTCGGCATAGGATACCCCGAACTAGCAGAGAATCGTGGCAATGATCCACGCACGTGTTGTATGTCCCCACGAACAGGTCATGACACAGGGCACACCGACCACCCTGCTTTTCCATGAGAGCGTCGAACATTGGCTTCGTGATCCGATACCGACGCCAACGATGCACCCACGATTTGTCGGGCGTGCAAGTAAAACAGGTTTTCTGTCGATTACTAAGTGGTTGAAACTCGGTTTCGCAAGCTTCACATTCAATGCGGCCCTGAACATTAAGTGTCGTCATTCGCTAATGCTATCACGGTCTGTGCTTTAGCGTACGAACTTTAGTTCTCTAGAGCACTGGTGAGGGCTGTGCCGTCTGCACGGGACCGGCCTTCTGACCACGGCTACGTCGCGCGCGCTTGATCCCCGGTGTCACCAGGCCAATCCTGGTTCGTTTCCCTGCGAAAACCTGCGTGCGAACGCGAAAGATCTTGCGGCGCTTGGGCCGAAACGATGCCATGTCAGAATCCGTCCATCATTTTTCCGAGATACCAAACGAAAGCAACAAATCCGACTATGCCCGTTGCGACAATTCCAGCGCCAAGTCCAATCCAAAACATTACGTCATCCCCAAATCTACGGTTTGCGTATCAGGAACGGGGTTGCCGAAATCGTCGGTTGCGCCATCCTCAAACCCGCCATCGCCGCCTGCTTGAGCGCCGTACGGATCAATCGCTGCCGCATCGTCTTTCGCCTGTTGGGCCAAAGCGTCCACGATTTCCTGCACGCTCATGCCTGGCGGGTATTTCCAGCCGATGGATGAAAGCTTGTCCACGGCCATTTCTGTCAGAATCAGGTTCGACGTGCGCAACAAAACCACGTCTTGGATCACCTGGTTTTCGTTGACCGGCATGGGGTCGCCGAAAACCGTTGATACCACAGCGCCGTGCGTATCGACCTTTTCGTAGGCCGGAATCCACATGCTGACGAGATCGTGATGCAAACGATCCATTGTGATGTAAATCGGCAATTCGCGCTCTTGGTTCGCGGCCAAAAGCGGGTCCATTTGCAGCTTGAGAGCGATGCCGCTTTCAGCGGTTGCCACGTCCACGCGACCGATGGCAACTGCCGGTGTTCCCGACGATTCGCTTATGCCCTTTTCATCGATCCAGTTCATGTGATCCTGGTATGGCGCAACGGAATCCACGCCGGAAACGTTGGTGAATTCCTGTTCGCCGGTCAGTTCGATGATCTGGCCGGGACCGACATTCCAATCCGTGACTTCGCCTGTCGCCCCGTCAACCGGCGCTGCGGCATTCGTGACGTACATGCCCAAACCGCGCATTGCGAGCGTGAGATCTTCGTCGGTGATCGACTGATTCAGCGCGAAGATCAGCGTTTCGAGACCGCTCAAAAGGCTTGTGCCCCAAGTGGAGTTCTGCGGCGCGTCGGTATTCCAGATGTAAATCGGCGGTTGCGAAATCGGGTCTGGAAGATAGTCTTCCTCCACATCGCGTTCTGCCGCGCCTTCGGTAACGCGCTCAAGATCCTCGGCGTCGAGAGTGCGATCATCCCACTTTCCGAGTTCCCAGTGCGTTACGTCATGCAGCACTTTGCCGGTATATGCGCCAGCTTCGTTCTTCTCGCGCAACCACTTGGTTCGACGGCAAATGTACTTGGCTTTCTTCTGATCTTTCTCACGCCAATCGGAGACGAGTTCGATCATGTAATAACCCTGAATCCGGCCTACTGCGTCCGGATCATCGATTTCGAAGATCTGACGCGGATCGACCTCATGCAACGAAATGCGTTCGCCCTCTGGCTTATTCGGATCGCCAACGAGCATGAAAACGGCATCGGCGCGAACCAATCCCCATCGCTTGTTCGACGCAAACTTGAGAGCCACGCCTTCGCGCTTGTACCAATTCGTCAGATACTTCTCCAAGTACACACGGGTTGGTTCGTCCAATTCCTCCCCGAGCTTGGTTTGCGGCTCAACGAAATACTCCATGTCCTTGGCGAGAAAGCGATTCGTCGTGTTGACGATTTTCTTGCCGGATGGGATATAGACCGGAAGCGCATCTTCACCGCGCAGAACGATTTTCAGCGATTGGTGGTTGTTGTTGTACAGATCCTCGTAGAGGTCGTACGCCTGAATGCGCTTTTTGTCCATATCGGAAACGACGTTTCCGTCAGCGCCGCCGAAAAACGGCGATGGCACTTCGTACTGTCGTCGGTTGTAGGCCACGGCAAACCCCTTCTAGTCCGCACTGATTCTAGCGGTTGGTGGCCCATCCACCACGACGCTTGGGTGTCCTGGCGTGCCGGATTCCCTTCGGATCGTTGCCCATCGGGCGCGGGTCTTGCACGCGACCCATAGAACGAACGAACTTCGCGTGCGAAATCCTTGTGCCGCCGCCCATTTGGGTCGCATGGTCGTGGTAGAGCGATGCCATCATTCGACCGAATGCCTCTGGCGTGTGATCGTCCTTTTTCATCGGCGTGTCGTAGCGCTTGGTGGACGTTTCAGCCTCTTCGGTCTTCGCCTTCGGATAGCGATATTCGCCGAATTCGAAAACCGTCTTCGGGCACATCGCATCGTCAATCAGCAATTGTGGACGTTTCTTATCCGGAATCGGCGGATGCTGCGTCCACTGTTCGGCGTTTGCCTCGTTGTCGGTAATGCGCGCTTTGATCACAGCGCGAATCAGATTCAAACGGTCGTTAATCTCGCCGCCCGTGTGCGGCCTTGCGCGACAACGCTTTCCAGCCTGCCGGAAGATCGTTTCGAGCGTTTTCGTGTATCCCGGCAAAGCCGGATCTGGGAAAAACGAGTCGCAGTTGTCGGGAACAAGATTGCGCCGCAAGATCTCTCGCGCGAATTCGTCGGGCGCAAGGTTCTCTTGATACAGTTCATCGAGAATGTTGATTTCGCCCCACGGGCCAATCTGGACCAAAAGCCAAACGTTCGGATTCGAGAAACCGTAGTCAACGCAACCGACTGTGCGCCAAGAGGATTCGGTGTGAAACTTCAATCGGCGGCAGTGAGTTTCTACGTCGAAACCCTTGAACACCTTGCCGACGAAATCGGTGAATTCGGCTGCGAACTCCTGATTGAATGTGGCGATTGTATTGGAGTCGGCCTGTTGCAGGATTTCGGAATCAATCGTGAGATTCAGGGATTTCGCAATCTCAAAAGCGGTGAGACCAGGGTTGTCGTCCATCGCCATCGTCAGCATTTTCACGTGCTGATCAATCGTCGGTTCGGGATATGGCGGTTGCGGTCCGTTTGGATCACCATGCAGCGCACCGTATCCGGTGTTGTACCACGACGGAATACGGAATCCGTTCCATCCCCTTTTATGCGGTTTGATCGCATCCGTGTAGAGATCGTAAATCCAGTTTTTGCCCTCTGGTGTTGTGGTGAATCTTGCCCATCCCTTGAAGTCAGCGAGCGACGGAAAGAGCATCTGTTTCCAGACGATTTCCTTCATCTTCGCCGCTTCGTCTACGTGGACTCCCGATAGACCTTCACCGACTAGGGAATCAGGATCTTGGGCGGATTTTGCCTGATAGATAAACGCTCCATTCCAGAGCGAGACGACCATTGGACTTGAGGTACCGGGGGAATAATAACTACCCGGTTTGTCAAAAGGTATTCCAAGTCTTTTGCAGTTATTCCAGAAGACGCGAAACGTCTTTTCAGCATCGCTATACTTTGGTCCAACTGTCCAGAATTCATGGCGCTTCCCCAGTTCTTTCAAATGGTCGGCCATGCTGTGGGCACGAAACACTTCGGGCAGAAGTGGATCGTGCCCACACATGTTCGACTTACCGAGACGACGACCACAAATGCAAACGAGGAAACGCGACGGATCTTCCATAATGCGCAACTGCGCTCTGTGCGGTTCGAAGACGCGCTTCACTTCGCCGCGAGCATTGGTGTACTTCGCGTCCAGAATCTTCCACTTATTGAAACCCGCCACGGCGCTAGTCTAACGCCCAGCGTTGCCCAACGCGCGTAACTCGGAATTTCGGGATATCGACGCGAACCTGTAGCTCGTCGTAGCCGCAAAGGTTGTGCCGAATGCGCTCGTAGTTCTGCCGACGATAGACCGTCGCGCCGAGATCCACTTCGTACAAATCCCAGCGCATGGGCAGTTCGATGGAATCGAGTTCGCCCTGTTCTTTCGCGCGTCTGATCAGGAATCCACCCGACAATTCCCATGCCATGCTTGGCGTTCGGCCAAGCGAGATATGCGGGTTGCGATGGCCTTCTGAACAAACCATCGGAGTGGTCAGAACGGGATGCTTCGTCGGAACGAGCAGACCGTAGGTTTTGATGGAATCGTAATTGGCGAACGGCGAGTAGTGGTAGCCGATCATCAGTCGATCTCATTCGGATCGTTCAGCAATCCATGCTGAATCAGAAATTGATCCTGTGCGATTGCGAGCATTTGCTTACCCTCGAAGTAACCGAGAATCTTCTCATCTTCGGTTCGGTCGTCTTCGGGATTGTTCGACAGATCTTGGAAAACGCAGTGCATTCCGCGTGTTCCGTTTTCACTGAAACCAACCTCAATGGTGATTCGTCCAGTCACCATGCTCAACGGACTGTCCATTCCGTCGTGCTTTTCGAGTGCCATATTTTCTTCTTTCCCACGTGTCCGTAGATGGAACGAGACCGCCCCGCCGTGGGAACGGGGCGGTCTGTCCCATCCTTCGTCTACAGGATCAGAGTCGCCCGGACAAAACGACTCTTGGTGATCCGAGCCAAAGGAAGCTCGGGATGAAATCGGCGAAACGGGTCGGGAGCAGAATCGAACCGTTTCGCCGATCTCGGACTAGATGTTGTCGTTGACGCTCGGCGGCTGATACGTCCCAGCCTTCGCACGGTTGCCAGCCACCTTGGTACCGGCCACTGCGCCCATGCTGGGACGCGGGCCGAACACGTCGCGGGTGGCCGACGTGCGCGGCGTCTGCTGCGCGTTGACCACCTTGGCCGCGCGGATATCGGACGCGTCCACGACGCGCGGAATCGGACGCGTCTTGCCGCGACCGGTGAACAGCTTCTTCATGCGGGGCTTGGGCATTGGTCGAGTCCTTTCACGCCAGCACATTGCCGTTGTCGGTAATGGCCTCTGCGGTAGCGATCCTATCAGCGATATCGGGTGTGATCGCGTCGGGAGGCCAGAGTTTCGCGCAGAAATATCCCTGCTTTCCAGTAGGTTTCCACTCGATCATCCACGGCACATCGTCAACTTGCAGCATTCCGCTCATGCGTGCAGTAAAGCGACGATTCTTCGCTTTCTGCATTTGATCGCGGCGCTCTCTTTGACGCTTTAGCTGCAATCGTCGTTCTGCGATATCGCGAGCGCGGCGCTCAGAAGGATCAAGCTCGTCTTCGTCCGAATCAGCGTTTCCGTCGCTTTCGTCAGATCCTTGCTCATCGAGATCAGACCGGGAATACGTATAATCCTCGGATTGAAGACTACTGCGGTAGTCCCCTGATTCGTCATTACGTGTTCCGTCGGAATCAGAATCCGTCGATCCATGATTCCCATCTTCGACAACTTCGCCTTCGATGATATTTCCAGATTCCAGAGAGCGTCGGTAATCGTCTCGGGAAGTAGTTTCGAGAGAAGTGAAGATTTGCTCATAGGGTGCGTCCGTCTTTCCATGAATTACAACGTCCGGCGTTTTGCCGATACTGCGCTCTGCCATCCAAACCGCAGCTTTGAGCCGATCCCCCGCTTCGTTCAAAGGATCTTCTGCGATTCCCTTAATTACTCCCAACATGGAGGGAAGCGCAGTCTGCATGTAATCCTGCGAACGGGTCATCATTTCTTTGACCATCGCAGAGTGAATCTTCTCGGTTAGTTTCCGAGATTTGACCTTCCGGCCATCATCATCATATACGAACAAACCCTGAATCTCATCATCCCCCAGTTCGTCCACGGGAATGATTTCCATCATGACTTTCTGAGAACGCGTGAGCTTTCGCGCTTGAGCGATATCGGGCAGGATGCCGCTCGGCAGCTTCGTCATTTTCTTATCGGCAGGATGCAGCGCGCCCCCGTGCATTCCGCAGAACTGCGAACGATTCTGCGCTTCGGCGCGGCAGGGCAAGCCGTCCTTTTTCTTGCCCGTGCAAACGCACAATCCCTCTTCGTTCGTCTCACCCGTCCAAAGCGAGCGTTCGGGGAGATCTTCGGGACGAAATGGTCCACGATATGCCAGCGGAACGTGATGGTTCAAACGCGGTCGCTTGGCAACTTGTCCCGGTTGGACCAAATCGTAACGAGGGTCCACAAACGAGGGAACTTCGAAACCAATGAGATCGATGAAAACCAGATCTCCATCTGGTGGCGCTGCAATCTGATCAAGATCTTTTTGCAGATATGTTGAAAGTGTCCGGCTTCCCATATCTAACTATTTGCCTTCTGTGTCGTAGTTCTCGATTCCCATTTCAACCAATGCGATCATGGCCGTGGCACATGTCAGTTGAGAGAACGCGAGAGCGTATTCCAAACGGTTGCTTGCGAGTCCGAGCGCAGCGGTCGAATCGAACTTCGCGCGATCTAGGCAACGAATGCGTTCCGACGCACTCATGTCCTCGTAGGTCGCCTCACGCAAGCTCTCAGACGCACTGATCTGCATACCGGCAAACTGAGTAATCAGTCCACCTGCGAGAGCCGACGTTTTCTTGTAGTTCGCAGACTCGTCAGAATGTCGGTTTCGCTCATTCCCCTTTTCCCACAAACCCACTATTCCTCCCTCGTCACGCCAGTGCGGAACTGTGGCTGTGGCACTTGTCCGCTTGGCAACTGAACTCCCTCTTGGACCAATTTCGGACCGGGACCGAATTGATCGGGATTGCCGTATTCGAAAAGCATGTCGTCGTATCCGCCCGACGATCCGTCAGTTGGGTCGGTGCGTCGGTCTGCGACAAACCGGCGATAGTTCGCAACCGCGTCTTCGTCAACACCGGCGACGATCTCGGAGCGCTGAGATTGATAATCCGACTCGGGGTGCGGAAACATGCCTTTGCCGAAACTGTATTCGGACTTACCCGGCTGTCCCGGCTGCAATGGCAAAGTCATAAAACCGATCAT